ATGCCATGACTTTACGCACAGGAGTAGTAAAACAGATGTCTGATTTCCCTATCCACGAACACGACGAGAACGAAGATCATATTGACCTGTCAGCAATGGGCTATGAGGGCGGATCGTCCGGCCACCTGTCAGCGGTAGCATCAGAGAGCGATCTTGCAGAGATGAGTGATCGCTATGAGGCAATGGCCCAGGATGAGGAGTTTATCAACCCGTTCGACTTTGACTTTGAGGAGGTGAGCGCGCCAGAGGCTAAGCCCGCACGCGTTGAGACGAAAAGCGACTATGTGCCGGATTGGCAGAAGCAGCTATTAGCGGCGCGTGAGAGTCGCATGAGCAAGATCGCCGGGGGATCGTTCATCGTGAACGGCCTGATCCAGGCGAATGAAACCGGCCTGATGTATGGCGACTCTGGTTCAAAGAAAACGTTTTTAGCCATTCATATAGCCTGTTGTGTGGCTTCAGGAATGGCCTGTTTCGGAAAGGGGGTAAGGGAAGGGTTGGTTTATTATTTCGCGGCAGAAGACCCGGCAGGCGTGCGCGAGCGCGTGCGCGGATGGGAGCAGGCATATAACGGCGGCAATCCACTTCCGACCATGCAACTGATCCCGCGAGCTTTCGACCTTGTGGATCGCGAAAAGCAGGACAAATTTGTTGCGTCAGTCGAGGCGCTTTATTCAGTACTGCCGCCAGAACGGCGCAAGACTTCTCTGATTATTATCGACACACTGTCAGCAAATAACGCTGGTATGACCAATGGAGGAAAACCGATAGATGAAAACTCAAACAACGATATGGCGCTTGTACTTACGAAATCGACTGAGCTTGCTCGCCGCCTGGGCGCTTCGCTGCTGTTCATTCACCACAGCGGGAAAGATTCCGAAAAGGGCGCGCGCGGAGCTTCAGCCCTACGCGCAAACGTCGGATATGAAATCAAAGTTCGCGGCATCAAAGGCCAGACAGGCGTCATTATCGAACCGACCAAGCTTAAAATGGCGGCAGCGTTGCCAAAGAGGAAGGTGAATTTCAACGCGCAGCCTCTGCCGGTTGAACTGCTGGAGGAGCGCCGCCTGGCGCGTGCTGAGCTTTGTGCCGATGAAGACGGCGGCTGGCGAAGTGAGGAATACGAGACAACGCTGGTGCCGGTCAACCGCCTGCAACCCGTTGACGTTGCCGATGAGGAAGCGGAGGGCGACAACGCGAAGCGAGCGAAGAAAGAGCCTACCCACACTCAGAAGATCGCCCTGTTCATCCGAAATGAGGCCGGTTACCACGGGATCACGAAAGAGGATATCGTGGGAGCCATGCTGACAACCAAAGCCATTCCAGACCGCAACAGCATCAACAGAGCGCTTAAGGACGCGGTTGATAAGGGTTACGTGCTGGTGACGCAGGGAGGCCGCTACAAGCACGACCAGACGAAGACTGACGGACTTGCAGAGCTAATGGGTGAAACGGTCAAGTGGACGCCTCCGAGCGAGGGTTAATTAGATGTTAAACACTGTTAAATAATATCGAATGATCTAGGGGTAGTTGCGGAGCGTGACTACCCAGAGATCAAACTCAGAAAAAGACAATATTTTAAACATGGATTGGAATATACGTAAGTCACTGTAATGCATAGCAAAAACCCTCCAAAACAATGCTTTTAAAAACATTCCGCAAACACTCAAAACGAAACATAAAACAACACATAGCGCCTATGTAATAGGCGCATGTTGTGTTTTGTGTTTTGTGTTCGGCGGTGCTGACGTAAAACCAAAGATCAACGGCGAGATTAAAACGGCGTTTTCGAAGACCGGCGACGAACACGAACAAGCCCACGACCACTGGCGAGGGATGTTTATATTTTGAGCTAACGATAAATACCGTGCAAAATGGTATTGACCCGGCCAGAGCAATCAGGCAATATGCTCCACATCGAGACGGTTTGCAGCCAACTTGATGAGCGGTGAAGCAGGTACGCTAAACAAAGTCCTGTAGCCTGGTACGGCTTAAACGTACAACCGGCGAGCCAACACCGGGATAGCAAAATCAAACCGGCGATAGCGCAGCCGTCAGCGACTCAGTCATTGAGTCAGCGCGAGGAAGGATGCGAGCCTAAACAGCATCAAAGAATTTAAGGTTTGATCCTGTCGCCAGCGTTAACGCTGAGGATTCCTGAAGTGGTGCGACATTCCACAAAGGCCGCCAGACGCCGCGTAAACGGGGTAAGCAAAATCCCTCGAAAGAGCCTGGTAAAATACACCGATTGGCCGCCGTAAGCGCGCCGCAGAATTTTGGCCGATTAGCAAGTGGGACACGCGGCGGACTGTTAATCCGTGAATTTACCTGGTTCGACTCCAGGATTGGCCGCCAAAGTCAGTACGAGGTGTTACCGGGTTTCCTCCCGGATTTATCGGTAACACCCGTCGAGACTGTCAACAGCGTATGACGTTAAACCGCTCGCCAATGAATGCAAACGGGAAAGGGCGTTAAATCTACGTTAGGCCGATGAGTTCAACTGGCAATAAAGAACTGACAGCCGGGAAAGTCCGGCCACGAATTAAGGCGGGTTGTCAGAGCGGCTTATTGAAGTTGACTGCTAATCAACCGGGGCGCAAGTCCCGCAGAGGTTCGAATCCTCTACCCGCCGCCAGAGTACCGGCCTGTTGTGGTGAGACGCTGATACATAGGCGATCAGATAACGTCACGCGATAACATGACAGGCCGCTTAAATATGCTCGCGTCTGAATGGCATTTTGAGGCAAGGTAGTTTAGCGATGCGCATCGCTTTACGAGAATAACTTGGATGTTATGGGATCAGAGATTGTGGGTTGATCTCCACGGTGCCGGGGTTCGAGTCCCTGGGCGAGCGCCAAATTATAGGCCCGTAGTGTAGGCGGTTAACATACTCCCCTGTCACGGGAGAGATCGCGGGTTCAAACCCCGTCGGGCCTGCCAAATTGTTAAGGTAAGTAATGATGGACGATTTCGATTTGATGCACCTCGACACTGAGGAAGCAGAGCGCAAAGCGGCTGAAGTTGCTGATCGTAAGCCTGAAGTTGAAGACGACGAAGGCGATTGCGAAGGCTGTAAGATTTAAGGTCGGGCGGTGGTAGCTCAACTACCGGGGTAAGACGTTAAGAGGGCGGGATCTCCTTGCCGCCGCTTCACGATGATTTATCATCCTGTTGCTAGTAACGTCGAGCAGATACGAAAATTGAGTTAGCCAGTCATATGATACAAAATGCCGTAGGGCATGGGCTGCGAGGATAGCGGCGGCGAGATAGTCCAAAAGCATTACGATAGACCCGCTACGGCGGGTTTTGTCGTTTCTGGAATCCAGTGTATTATCAGGCTTTCAACGGGGGAATTATGGCAGCGCAAGACAAAGACTTTTCGAATTTTAAGCACCTGTACCAGCGCAAATTTAGCGACGTGGTAGGAGGCCGGTCACTTTCAAACAGCCAGCTATTCCACCTCGTTGTTTCGTATTTTGAGTGGGCCGAGAACAACCCTCTGAACACTCCAGAGACGGCCAATTTTCAGGGCAGGGTTTACCAGGGTGAAGCAAAGAAAATACGCCCATTCACGATTACGAGCCTGTGCTTGTACCTGAACGTTACACCTAAAGCGTGGCGCGAGTGGAAGACATTCGAAAAGACCGACGACGAGAAAGAGCGCGTCCAGATCATTGAGTTTGCAGAAAGCATCATTCGCGAGCAGAAATACAGCGCCGCTATGGTCGGCACGTTCAACCCTCAGTTTGTTATGAAGGATCTGGATATGGACGTCAGCACGGTTAAGAACATCGGCGATCCTAACAACCCGATCCACCATGATCACGGAGTCAACATTACGCTGGATGATGAGGCCATTAAACGAATCGTGAGCAAACTGTAATGAGCAGCGAATCAGAGATCCTCGAATGGGAAGAGTTGAGCCTTGCTGAAAAGATGCTGCTTAAGCAATTGAGCGAGTCAGATTTCCTGACGTTTCAGCGTATCTTTTTCCAGCTTTTGCAGGGTGATAAGTGGTCAGTGAACTGGCATCACCGCGTGATCGCCAAAACCATTGAGGAGGTGATCAGCGGCAACTTTGAAGGTCGCCCGCGAAACAAGGTGATCAACGTTCCACCAGGTAGCGGCAAGACAGAGATGCTTAGCATTCACGCGCCGGTCTGGACGGTTATCAAGTGCCGTAAGGTGCGAAACCTGAACATCTCATTCTCTGATACGCTGGCGAAGCGTAACAGCCGCCGCACGCGTGAGATCATCACCTCTCGCGAGTTTCAAGAGCTTTGGCCGTTCGCGCTGGGCGTCAACCAGGCTGATGAGTGGCAGTTGCTCAACCCGAACGGGAAGACGCGGGCAGAAGTGGTATCACGATCCGCAGCCGGACAGATCACCGGTTCGCGTGCTGGCTATCCGACTCGCGACTTCAGCGGCGTTATCAACCTGGATGATTTCGACAAGCCTACCGACGTATTTAGTGAGGTTAAGCGCCGTAAGCAACAGGAATTGCTGTCGAACACAATCCGCTCACGACGCGGGAACAAGTCGAAAGACTACGCAACCCCGATACTCGCTATTCAGCAACGGTTACACGTCGATGATTCCAGCGCATTCATGCTGGCTGGAAAGATGGGTATGCCGTTCGAACTCATCAAGATCCCGGCGCTGGTCAACGAGGATTACATTGATAGCCTTCCTGATTGGATCAGGGACGACTGCTGGAAGTGCGTAAAAGACAGCGAGAAGATGCGCGGCTACTGGTCATATTGGCCTGAAAATGAATACGTCGGCGATCTGCTGGCGCTGTGGGATATCGACGATTATACATTCCAGAGCCAATACATGCAGAACCCTATCAGCCTGGGCGGCAACGTATTCCTGGGAGATTGGTGGAAGTTCTACGGCGCTGAAGGCGTTGATACCGCACCTAAGCCGGATCGATTTGAGTACCGATTCATCACGGCAGATACCGCGCAGAAGATCAAAGAACACAATGACTGGTCTGTTTTCTGTCTCTGGGGCAAGTATGAGGGCAAGCTATACCTTATCAATATGGTGCGCGGAAAGTGGGAAGCGCCAGAGCTATCGATCCAGTTTGAGGCGTTTATCAACGAGGCGAACCGGACCAACTATCAGGACGGATACCTGCGAACGATCTACGTTGAAGACAAGTCGAGCGGAACCGGCCTGATCCAGGACGTTGGCAAGCGCTCTCCTGTTGCTATCACGCCACTACAGCGAAACAAGGACAAGGCCACCCGCGCCAAAGATGCACAGCCAGCCGTTAAGGCCGGTAGAGTCCTGTTACCAGAGGATGCCCCCTGGTTACCTGAGTTTCTGGCGGAGCACTCAGCGTTCACGTATGATGATACGCACGCGCATGACGATATGGTTGATAACACCATTGACGCTGCGACACTGGAGTTAATGGTTGGTAATAATTCACTGGAGCGCCTGAAAGCGCTTGTCGGGAAGGACTAAGACAGATGGCAGCAAAGAAGAAGTCACTACAGGCTGAGAATGCGGAGCGCCTGGATAGCTATCAGGAAATTTTTCTGAATATCGGGACCGGTGGCGATCCGTTTAACTATGGCGGCATGGGTCCAGCGCGCACCATGCGCCGCGCTGAACTTGAGCGGATCTACATGGCTGACGGCGTAGGCCGTCGCATTGTGGATATCGTGCCGGAAGAGATGTTCCGCAATGGCTTTAACGTTGAAGGCGTAGACAACATGGACGAGATTAAATCCATGTGGGATGAGATCGACGCCAGTAATAAGATCATTGATGCTCTGATCTGGGCGCGCTTGTATGGCGGTTCGATCATCGTTATGGGTATCGACGACGGGCAAGGCGATATGGAGGTTGAAGCGGGCGACGGTGAAATTGAGTTCCTGCGCGTTTATGACCGGTACGCCGTTAACGTGGTTGCACGCGAGCAAAACTCACTGCTGAAGAATTACGGCGAGCCAACCGTTTACGAGATCACGCCTATTGCCGGTGCTCCGTACAAGGTTCACGCATCACGCTGTATCGTGTTCGACGGCGAGCGAGTGCCGGACCGCGTGCGCCAGCGTAATGGCGGATGGGGCGCTTCCGTGCTCCAGTGCCTTGCCGGTGCGCTGAAGGATTTCGGCGTTTCTCACCAGATGGCAACCAGCTTGCTGGCGCGCAAACAGCAAGGCGTATGGGGCATCAAGGATCTGGGCATGATGTGCCGCGACAGAGAAGGCAAGGCCATTCTGCGCGAGCGTCTTAATCAGGTCGATATGACCCGCAGCAACAACAACTCAATCGCTCTGGACGCCGATAGCGAGACGTATACCCTGCTTAATGGTGACTTGTCAGGCGTGACTGACGTGATCGGGGAAAAGAAAAACCTCCTGACCATGCTTACCGGCATCCATGAATCAATCCTTACCGGTGAGAACGTTAGCGGCATCAACGCCAACGAAAATACGGCGCTCGCATCTTTCCACCAGTTGATTTCACGTCAACAGGTAGATAAGGGCCGTCCGGTAGTTGAGCAGATCATAGGCCGGATGAATATCACGGCTGAGGATTGGAAGATCGTGTTTAACCCTCTGGCGGTTGAGACTGATGCGCAGATCGCTGACCGACTCCAGAAAGAGTCCGACGCTGATACCAAATACGAAGGCTCGCAGATCCTTGATATTGACGAAATCCGCGATACCCTGCGCAAGCGCGGCCACTACGTTATGAAAGACGGCGCGGCCGATATCAAGCCACCGCAGAACACGCCGGAACAGGATGAGAAGATTCTGAACAATGAAACTTAAGCGAATCATTCCAGTGTGGAAGAAGCCAACGGCAAGTGAACGGCAGTATGCCGCCTTGCTGAAGGGTGCAACTGATGCGTACATCCGGGAGGCGAAAGCCTCTTTCGCATCGCTCAACTTTGATACGAGTATCCGGGCAGACGGCATTATTGACGATCTGGAGGCGATATTCCTGCATCTGCGCGCCGTAGCTAACTCGGAGTTTGCCGGACCTATCGCGCAACTACCGCGCATTTTCAGCCGCGTTTCAGCGTTCAATGACACGCAGTGGCGACGCGTCATAAAGGTTGGCACAGGATTCAACTTCCCGGCGAGCCGTGACCGTGAGGCTACTGGCCTGGGGATCAATGCCTACCGTGAGGAACCCTGGCTTGATGACCTGCAATCAGCATGGGTTAGCAACAACTCGGACCTGATCAAGACGCTACCGGCAAACATGGATGCGAAGATCAAGCAACTGGTTAAATCAGCCGTGGTTAACGGGACCAGCGCAAAGAACCTTGCAGACCAGATCCAGGAGGTTTACGGCAATACGCGATACCGCGCAGAGCTGATCGCCATTGACCAGATTCACAAGGCGAATGCAGCGCTTACGGAGCACCGCCAAAAGGACGTTGGCGTTACCGGGTACATCTGGCGCGGCGTGGAAGATGGCCGCGAGCGTCCAGAGCATAAGCGCCGGGAGGGCCAGCACTTCGATTGGAGTAACCCGCCGTGGGACGGTCACCCAGGCCACCCGGTACGCTGTCGCTGTTGGGCCGAACCTGACTTTACAGGATCGTTGTTTGATGTGGATTCATAGGCCATAATGGCGGCTCACTAAGAGGACTTAACCGAATGACTATTCGCTACGATAACGCGCCAATCAAGGCGCGATTTGATGAGGCTGGCTATCTACGAGACGAGCCTATTGTTGCCCGCACCGGCATCCTGGTTTATCACCAGAAGGATGGAAGTAAGCGCACAGAGCTACGCTTACCGGAAGACGTGTTCCACCCCGAATCTCTGGAGTCATTCAGCGGCCAGGCTATCACAATCGGACACGGCGCGATGGTCAACGCCAAAAACTTCAAAAAGCACGGCGTAGGAACCGCGCTGGGTGCAGGTCGCCAGGACGGCGAAAACGTCCGCGTGCCTATCATCGTTCAGGATGACAGAGCGGTTGAGGCGGCGCGCAAGCAAAAGCTTAATCAGCTATCTGTTGGCTACAAGATCAACTACCTGCCGCGTCCAGGAATGTACAACACCGAAACGGGCGAAGTTAAGTATGATGACGAACGAAACGATAAGGCAGGCGATCAGGAGTTTATCGGTAAAGAGTGGGTGCATTTCGATGGCCTGCAAACTGATATCCGCGTCAACCACATCGCATTAGTGCGCAAGGCACGCGCTGGCGCTGTTGCGCGTCTAAATCTGGACGGCGATGAAGAATTTGATTACACTGACCCCGATAAATCAATCACTGAAGGTTTAAACATGAAAACGATCCGTTTAGACAGCGGCGTTGAGGTTGAAGTAGACGAGCACGTTGCCAGCCACATTGAAAAGCTGTCGCTGACTGCCGCCGAAGAAAAGACCCGCGCTGACTCCCTGACCCAGGAAAAGAGTTCTCTCCAGGCTGAGACTGACACTCTCAAAGCTAAAGTAGCTGAGATCCCAACCCTGATCGAGCAGGCTCGCGCCGATGCTGCCGAATCACTGAAGCAGCGCGCAGATCTGGAATCAAGCGCCGCTAAGTTTGGCGTTAAGATTGAAAGCGGTATGGATGACCTGGCAATCAAAAAAGCCGTTGTCGCTAAGACCACTAAAATCAATCTGGATGGCCGCGATGACGCGTATGTTAGCACCGCTTTTGATATCGCAGTGCAGACCGTGCCTGGCATCGCTCAGCAGCGCGAAAAAGTATCAGCGCCAGGTAGCCGTAATGACTCGGATACCGGTGCATCCTCAGCAAGCGAAGCGCGCCAGCGTATGCGCGAAAAACTGTTAAAAGGTGGCAAATAATGGCCGTACAAACTACTACCCCTATGCGTATGCTGGTCGCTCATCGCGGCATGATCGCCGATACCGCATTGCGCCAGGTCGATGGCACTACCGCAGCTAATGACCGCATTGAGATCGGTCGCCCGGTCATTGTTGTGCGTGGTGACAACAACACCAAATTAACCCGCAGCATGGTTGCAGGCGATCTTACCGCTCTGTCAGGCAAGCTGATCGGCATTACCATGCATTCCCATTGGGCCAACGTTACCGGCTTCTATGAGAAGGGCGACGCACTAAACGTTATGCGCGTTGGCCGCGTCTGGGCCGTTACCCCGCTGACCGCAGCACCTACTGCCGGTCAGGTTGTTAACATCGTCGTGTCTGGTGATCCGGCACTGCCATCGGTAACCAATACCGGCGGTACTCCGATCCCAGGCTGGCAGTTTAGCGGCGCGTTTGAGACTGAAGCGGATGGCACGCACATCGCAGAGATCGAACTCACCATTCCTCAGATTATGCCCGCAGCAGCCGCTGGCGCTTAATCCGCAAATAGATTAATATGGGCGCATCACAGCGCCCTATTTAAAAAGGATTCAAAAAGATGCACGAACGTTACGACGAGTTTGATCTGGAAACGATCATCGCTCAGGCTATGGCAAACGGTCAGCGTATGGATGAAGGCCAATCCATCTTCCTGGCTCGCCAGCTTGACTATCTGAAAACCAAAGCCTATGAAGTCGAATATGGCCCGATGTCGGCTCTGTCGATCTTCCCGGTAACTAACGAACTGCCTGACGACGTTCGAACCTTTACCTATGGTATTTGGGATGCTGTCGGCATGGCGAAGATCATCGCTGATTACTCCGATGACCTGCCGTCTGTTGACGCGAACTACCGCGAAGAAACCGGCCGCATCTGGCGCTTGGGTGATTCCTATCACTACAGCCTGGATGAACTGAAGGCAGCGCAGCGCACCGGCCGAGATCTTTCAGCCCGTAAAGCTACCGCAGCCCGCAAAGCGTTTGATACCAAAGTCAACGATCTGGTCTGGTTAGGCGATGCAGATCATCAGATCCTGGGCCTGTTCGAACAGCCAAACGTTCCGCTGATTGCGTCAGCAGGCTGGACCACGGCAGCTATCGCGGTTGAAGAACTGCAAGCAGCAGTAGACGGCATCGCTACCGTTACCAAAGGAAATCACCGCGCAAACCGCATCGTGATCCCGCCTTCAGTAAACAAGGTGCTGTCTGCGCTGATCCCTAACACGCAGATGACTTACGGCGATCTGTTCAACAAGACTAACCCAAATCTGCAATGGGAACAGGCTTACGAACTGGAAAACATCGACGGCAGTAACAAGCGCGGCGTGCTGGTGTTCGAATACGACGCGGACAATATGTCAATCGAACTGCCGGAAGAGTTTAACCAGCTTCCACCGCAGGCGCGTAATCTGCATTGGCAGGTGCCTTGCACTGGTAAGGCTACCGGCCTGACCATTTACCGCCCGCTGACTATGCAGTTTATCACTGGCGTTTAACTGGTAGTTAAATTAGTATAAGGGGACCATTCGGTTCCCTTTTTTTTACCTTGAGGATTTTAAACATGTTCGTTAAAAACGCTTCTTCTCGCATGATCACTATCGGCTCTGTATCCATCGCTTGCGGTGCAGTCGCAGAGCTTGAGCAGGATGAAAAGAGCCATAAGGGCTTAGCTGAGATGCTGAAAAAGGCTTATCTGGTGAAGTCTGACGCGAAAGAGTACAAAGCCTTTGTCGATCCTGAAGGCGCTAAAGCGGATGCTGAAGCAGCAGCAGCCGAAGCAGCAGAGAAGGCTAAGAAATAATGATCAGGCTCCGCAATCAAACGGCGGGGCCAATCCAGTTAGATGGCCGGGTTCTTTTTCCCGGTCAGACCCTGGAATATCCCGCAAGTATCGCGAAGTACGCGACAGTGCAACGGCTGATCCGGTCAGGATCACTGCGACTCGTTGAGGATTGATGATGGACCTGTCACCACTTTACCCCCTATCCGCTCTTGAGATCTTCCGCATCATCGCTGATGAGTTCGAAGATGTGCCGGACGAAACCATTCAGAAAAAGATGCTCTTTGCTTCGGTGTTTATCGACAAGGAATGCTACGGCGACTCGTACAACGTTGCGCTCGCTCTGATGACTGCGCACCTTATGGCATTGCCTGGCGGCGTCAATGGCGGATACTCAACCAGCACCGGCAAAGTTACCAGCATGAAAGAGGGTGATCTCTCAATCGGCTACGGAAACTTAAGTTCAGATTCTTCCTGGCTGGGCCAAACCACATACGGCCAGTTACTTGACCAGTTGCAGCGCAAGCGCGGAATGCACCTTACATTCATGACACGCGGACCTGTAGCGGCTCCTGTTGATGATTGGAAATTCCAGTAATGGCAGGCACGGTAAATATCAAAGATAACCGTGCCGAGTGGGATCGCTTTATTCGCGGGCTTCACAACATCTCTACCGGGCCGCGCTCAGTGGTTACCGGCATCCAGCAGGGAACAAAGACGGCTGACGGTCTGGACGTTGCAGAGTATGGCCTTGTGAATGAGATGGGCGCAGTAATCCGGCGCACTGGCAATAACGGGCCCGTGAGGGCGACAGTCATACCCTCAAGGCCGTTTATGCGCATGTACTTTGACAACAATCTGGATAAGATAGACCGGTTCTCTGAGAACGCACTGACTCAGGTTATGTTTGGCCGGACGACGGCGCAGCGGGCATTTACCGCAATCGGCCTTTACACTCAGACCGGCATCAAGTCGCAGATCCGCCGCAGTGGTGATTACGTGCCTAACTCAGAAGCAACCATTAAAGCCAAAGGCAGTGCGAGACCGCTTATCGATCATGCGATACTGCTTAACGGAATCAGTTTTGAATTGAGGCGAGACTAATGATCGGCAACGGGCCGTTTAACAAATTCAGGAAAGACCACACGGTAATAATCGTCTCTGACTCTTATTTCAAAGACGGCGTTATCATGCCTGGTGAACGCATGTACACCAAAGCAAAATTTAGCGTGCAGGCCATAAAGAATAACGAAGAGATTCAAGGCTTCGCAGAAGGCCGCAGGGTTAGCGATTGGCGCAGGCTGTACAGTGACACCAAATTACCTTTAGCTGGCGACCAGTTGTTTATCAGCGCTTCTGTTGACGTGAATAAAGATACCCTCGCCACGGAAGACGGCAAGGTTATTGCTGTCGGCGCTTATATCGGCGAAAAAGAGGGGATGTCTAACCCGGCGCTTGTTGTGATCGACGGGCGGGAATATGAGGTGATCGAGCGCATCTCATGGCAGAATGGAATCATTAGTCATTACAAATATTACGTGGTGAGAAAAACTTATGGCTGAGCAGGAAACAACCATTGATCAGTTTGTGCCGGATGAGGTAGAGGCGGCAGCGTATCGCGTGCTCTCTCCACTCCTGCCGGAAATGATGCTTTGCTATGAGGGCCAGAATCACAATATCTCGCCACCATATGCAACGCTTCACGTTATCGCCAGGAGAGACGTTGGCAACCCAGAGTTTGGGCCGGTCAACGATGAAGGCATCCAGCAGATCCACCAGGTGATCGAGGGAACGCTAAGCGTTAAGGTTTTTGGCGGTGCAGCACGGCGTCACCTGGACAACCTAAGATCCCGCACAAAGAAGATGAGCAGCCGCGATATTATGACGCGTGAGCGATTCATCATTTACGCGACTGAGCAGGTTTTAGACGTGAACATTACCCGCTCTGAAATCTATGCCGAACCATCGGCGATCCTTGATATGGGCTTTCGATTCACTCAGCGTTTTACTGACAATGTAGGGCTTATTGAGCATGTAAAACTGACTGGTGAGATTGACGAGGTTCCTGTATCATTCGACATTGACATATTAACCCCTTGAGGATAGAGCATGGCTAATTTAAGCCAGATCGCTAAGGTTGTAATTTCCCTTAGCACGGCATCAATCAAAAAGGCATCGTTCGGTATCCCGCTGGTTGTTTCACCGACCACGGCATTCACCGAGCGCGTGCGCATCTACAGCGATCCCGACGCGGCTGTTACTGATAAACTCGGAGCGGATACCCTGCGAGCGGTAAATGCTGCTTTTGCTCAATCACCGCGCCCTGCTTATGTTTATGTTGGACGACGCGATCTGGGCGTGGCAACTATCAGCCTCGCGATGACCAGTGTTACACCGGGTAACATCTTCTCGTTTAACTTTGGCGGCGAGAGCGTGAGCTATACCGCGCTGGCAGACGATGGCATTCCCGAAGTTCTGGCGGGACTGAACACGGCAGCGGCAGCGGTCAGCGGATTCTCTGAAGCCTTCACATCAAAGGTTAATGCGAATGACATCACCCTGACTCCGAAGGATGCGAGCAAAGCTTTCGCCCTGACGGCAGGCAATAACGTCAACATCGCATCAACCGGTAGCGCAACCAATGTTGCAGCGGATCTGGTGGCTATTAATCGCGCTAACAAGGCGTGGTATGGCTTCTGTCTGGTTGAGCATGTAGATGCTCTGACGCTTCAGGCGGCGATCTGGGCCGAGTCTCAGACTAAGCTTTTCTTTGGTCTGTCTAGCAGCCCGGAAATTCTGGACCCGGAAGTAAGCACCGACATTGCCAGCCAGCTTATGCGCGGTCAGTATTTCCGCACGGCGCTGATCGTTCACAAAGACGCCAGCGAATACCCGGACGCAGCATGGATGGGCCGTTGTTTCACCATCGAGCCAGGTGGCGAAGTGTGGGCGCTTAAACCTCTGTCAACAATCCAGCCTTCTGATTGGAGTGATACCGAGCAAAGCACCATCTGGGCGAAGAATGCCAACACCTACGAAGAATATAGCGAAGGCTATTATCTGACCAATCCGGGCAAGGTTTCGGGCGGTGAGTGGATCGATATTATTCGTAGTCGCGATTTTGCTGTTGACACGATCCAGAAGGACGTTGCAAGCGGCATGATCCGGGCTAAGAAAATCCCGTACACTAACCCAGGCATTCAGACTCTGGTCAACATCGTTCGCGGATCTATGGTCAAACTCCAGCGCGCTGGCGTACTGGCACCGGACGAAGTGAACAGCGAAGGAGCTACCGTTCCGGGCTTCATGCTGACCTATCCGAACGCCGCTGATGTGGACGCTGATACCAAAGCAAGCCGCAAACTCTATCTGTCATTCGTTGGCCTTCTGGCTGGGGCTATCCAGGTAACTGATATCACCGGCACGCTGGCTTACTCATATGAGGCCGCATAACAATGCAAGAAAATGAACTGACCGGAACCTGGGACGCGTCGCAGTTTAACGTGATCCTTGGTGTGCTGCCGGTAACTGGTCTGTCTGATGGCGATAGCGTGGTTGCACGTCGCAATGAGACTCTTTACAACAGCCGTGCAGGCATGAAAGGCGCTGTAGCTCGCGCCCGTAATACTGACAAGCGCGGGCAGATTGAACTGCATATTTTGCAGACTTCAGCGGCTAACGATGCTATCAGTGCAATGACTAACCTCGACTCACTGACGGTTGACGGTAAAGCGGTATTCCCGATCACCCTGGTTGACCTGTCAGGCCGTACTGTTATCAGTGCCGGTCAGGCGTGGTTGATGCAGATCGGCGACGTGACCTTTTCAACGAACCAGGTCGCGGAGCGCGTTTACACCTTCGAATGCGCTGATTTAAAAATGCAGTTGGGCGGTAACAACGTCTAATCCTAAAGGGGGCTATCCAGCCCCCTTTTTTATTTCCCCTCCTCCGTATACAATGACCCCTCATCTATCCGAGGAAAAACATAATGAACTTGCATACTTTTGTAATTGGCGAAGGCGAAACCGAAAAAGAATACCAGATGATCCAGCTTGACGCGTTTAAGGCAAACATGTACTTGCTGAAACTGAAAGGCAAGATCGGAAAGGCTCTGTCTGGCGGTCTGGAATCTGAAGCATCAAACCTGATGAGCCTGATCGATGAAAAGACCATTGAAGAGATCATTTTCCCCCTGATGCGTGACTGCGCGCTGACCTGTACCAGCGATAAAACTAAGCTGGATGGTAAAGAAGGCATGAACAAGATCTTTACCGCTGAAACACTGGACGACTTCTATCTGGTCGCCTGGGAGGTGGTTAAATTTAACTTTGGCCCTTTTATCTCAAAAATGGCCAAAAACCTCTTTGGACTGGAATTGACCGAAGTGTCAAGACTGATGAAAGAAAAAATGAAGGAGGTCGGGAAATCCGGCTTCGCGACGATCTCGACTCAGAATACTGGATCTGGCGTCCAATAATCGCCGGGAAGGTAACTCTGGAGAGCGTCAAAAACGGGATCGCCACTATTGACGATCTCATTAAAATAAACGCGCTCTTAGATGCGCAGGATTACATGACGGGCCAATAATGAACATTCGTGAATTACTTATCCGAATTGGCGTTACTGGCAGCGATGAGGCTACACGGAAGGTCACTACCTTAGACGATAAGGTTGATGATCTGAAGGGTTCCTTTAATAACCTGGGGGCGGCTATTACAGCCGCCTTTGGCGTTTTTTCGCTGGCAGCAATCGTACATGCAGCCGATGAGATGCAGACGCTTGAGTTTCGCACGGGGCAGGTGGCGCAGTCACAAGGCACGGCGGCGCAAGCTTTCGATGAGGTGGCAAAGCACGCCACCAACAGCCGTATCAGTATTGAGGCTTACACGGAGGCTTATGCCGGTATCGGTGCAGCGACTCACGACCTGGTACACGACCAGGAAGATCTGCTAAACATCACCGACACTGTATCAAAGGGCTTGCAACTGGCTGGGGCCAACACGCAGCAAACAACCTCAGTTATGAGCCAGCTAACCCAGGCTATTTCTATCCAGAAATTGCAATGGGAAGATCTCAAAGTAATTATGCAAAACTCTGACGCATTCGCAGTCAGACTCGCAAAAAGCTTGGGGATGAGCCTATCTGAAATGATTAAGGCGACTCAGGGCCAGGGTGGCGGCATCGCGGCAGACAAGATCATTGATGCGCTTAGGGCGATGAGTTCAGAGGTTGACGAAACCTTTAAACGTATGCCAATGACCGTATCGCAGGCGATGGTGGTTGTCACCAACCGCTTTGATATGGCAGTCAACCGATTTAACCGCGCAAGCGGCGCTATCACCTTCGTTGCAAACGCGATAGTAAATGCGATGAATTACATCGAGGGCGGGCTTGATTATGTCACTGAGGCTCTGGGAGGCGCTGAAAACGCCGTTAAGATTCTATCCGTCGCTCTGGGTGCTGCCGGTCTAATCGGCGCTCTTAAGGCCGCACAGTTTGCCCTTGCTGCATTCTTTAGCCCTATCGGCCTGGTTATTGCCGGATTGACAGCCCTATTCCTTATTGGTCAGGACGTTTACACATGGTTGCAGGGCGGGCCGTCAGTACTAGGGGATATGATCGGGCCGGTCAGTAAGTTCTCTGGCGAGCTTGATAACCTTACTCAGAGCATGACCGACCTTAAGAATATGGCTGTCGGACTTCTTGACGCTCTGAATGGCTTAGCAAATTTCTTTAACTCATCTCAGGATTGGACAACAGATTTAGGTAAGAAGCTTGGGACTGACCAGTTTGCAGGCTGGCTCAAGGATGCTGGCGGATGGCTGATTCAGGATCTGGGTAAGTGGAAAGACTACGGAAACAACATCACTAACGGGATCTTTGACGTTCCGCAGATGTGGGGCGATGCTCAGCGCGGGATTGCGGAGCACAACCAGAAAAACGTTGAAGGATACCAGCGCGACAAGTCATACCTTGATGCTAACAGCGCCCCGGCCAGTGAGGATGATCTTTCGTTAGATACCGGTTACCGTCCTGAAATATCGCCAGCTATGAGCGTGCGCCAGAATCTGAACGACTCAGGGATGAACATCGCCGCGCCAACTGTAGCGGGTGGAACCGTGAACAATGTGACAGTACACATCGGAACTATCGACGCCAGCAACAGCGACACGCCAGCCGATACAATCCGACAGGCAGCAAGCGAGGGCGTTAACAGTGTCCTGAATGCTCCAGCCGGTTATAATAGATCTTTGGGCGACAGCCTTAACTTTGCCGGGGGTGGTTCTTAATGGCAGGTGTAACTGATCTGGTAGGGTTCCTCTGGAACTCTGCCAGCGATAAGAATTTTGCTATCTCAGACGAGACGAATCAGATCGCCTCGTTTGAGGTTGACGCAGTGCTAAGTGAGACGCACACACTAAGCCGCCAGGTGACTGATAACAAGGTTGAGAACGGCTCGCCCGTAACTGACCACATTATCCTCAACCCGGTAACGCTCAACATTCAGGCCATTGTCACCGACGCGCCGATCAAGGGGATTATTGAAGGCGCTATTGACGCCGTAGATAACCTTCTGGGCGGCTCAAAGTACACGGCTGATTGCTTCGGTGCCTTGTGGCACCTTTACGAGCACAAAGGCTATCTGACCGTTTACACGCAGTACAAGACATACACAAACATGGTGATAGAGAACATCACGATCCCGCGAGATCCTAAAGACGGTGAAGCGCTGGTGTTCAACATCGACATGAAGCAGATCAGGATCGTTGAGAGCGCAACGACAACACTTCCGCCAGGGATCGGAGCGAAGAAGGACGGAACCAGCAACGCCAAAGGCGACGCTGCGAAGCGTGCAACGCCTAACAAGGATGTCGGCAAAAACACCGGCCTTGAGGTTGAAAAGGATACCGGGGCCAGCATCATTAAGCAGGCTAAGGACGGCGGGGCGGATGTGGTTTCTGATATCATGAAACGCGTTAAGGGTTCCATTGCTGAGTTGGGGTTAGGACGATGATCTTCTTTGAACTTGAGCCAGGTCTGACGGATCAGACCATTCACGAAACTTTAGACGGGGTGCCGGTCACCCTGCGCTTTATCTGGAATGAGCGATTCCAGTACTGGACCATGAGCATTTACGACAGGCAACAGGCTCCGATCATTGTCGGGATCAAGCTGGTTCGTGACTACAAGCTGATTGGCCGATACAACCTCAGTGAGCTGGCTGGGGATTTTGTTTTCTATCGGGTAAGCGGCGGCAGCGAAGAGGCAACGGCGGATTCTCTGGGGAACGACTTCGAATTGGTTTATCTGTCAAAAGAGGAAGCAGATGTTATTTAATCGTATTGTTGAGATCCTTGTAGGCCAACCGGGCGGTAAGGGAAAAAACGTTAGCGCCCTTCGCTGCGAGTTCGATATTACGGCCACGTCCAGCAAGTCGCCAAATCAAGGAACGCTGAAGGTGTACAACGCCGCACCTGACACGATAACCATGATGGAGACGGTAAATAACGTCGTCATCATCAAGGCCGGGTACACGGAGGACGTCGGAGCGGTGCAGATCTTTGCCGGTACGGTGTGCCGGTCACTGACCTACCAGGATGGGCCGGACGTCATCACTGAGATGGAGTTGCGAGACAGCGTGATCCCGCTCAGAGATGCAAAGGTTTCGATCAGCTATCCGCCGAACACCTCAGCGCTCACAGTGCTGGATGGCGTGGCGAATAACTTTGGCCTGCCAATCCGCAAGAACCTGAAGATCACCGACAAGCGTTACCCTTCAGGCTTTGCCTTTAATGGCCGCGTGCGCAACGCTATGGATCAGGTTTGTAACTTCCTGGGGCTGGAGTGGAGCGCGCAGGGTAACGAGATCCAGATCATCAAGAAGGGCGGCGTCTATTCAGATATGGCCGTTGACCTGAATGAGAACACGGGGATGATCGGATACCCGCGCCGCGAGTCAAAAACGATGACGGAGAAGACAGCGGCAAAAGAGGGGCTGAAATACGGCCAGAAGGGGATCGTCAGGACTACCATCGACGTTGCAGATCCAACCTCAAAGCTGAAGGAAAAAACAACTCTTGAGGTGCAAGGATACCGCGTGCGCTCACTGATGAATGCAGCACTTTACCCCGGCGCGTATGTTAAACTGACGTCGCGAGGCATTGAAGGGGCATTCTTTCGTGTGGAAGAAGCGCATTATGTGGGCGACGTGGACGGCGGCGATTTCTACGTTGAGGTTTTATTGAGGTTTGTCTGATGGCAGATAATAGCGACGACGTAACAGCGCTGGAGAATTTCATAAAGTCAACAGTTGTTGATTTCGTAAACACCTCCATCGAATGTGAGATCGTTTCGTATGAAAACGGGCGAGCGACTGTAAAGCCGATCAACCAAAAGACTTATGACGACGGCGACAGCAACGACTATCCGACGCTCCAGGGATTGCGGATGCTTTGGCCGCAGTTTGATGGCGGCAAAGCTGGCGTTAAAGGCCCGGTTAAACCGGGCGATAAGTGCCTTCTTATTGTCTGCCAGCACGCAATGGACGACAGCGGCGACAACCGCAAATACAGCCTGATTGACAGCTATGTTATTCCTGGTGCCGGGTACGACGATTCTATTGCCGGTAACGACGATATGAGGATCTATTACGGCGAGGCATTCTTAGCAATCGGTGCCGATAAGAAGATCAAGATAAACGCGCCTGGCGGATTTGAGGTTGTAGCGCCTCAGTCCAACTTTAGCAATGCGGTTACCGTTAAGGGGCTGTTCACTTATCAGGCCGGGGCCACCGGTTCGGGCGGATCTGGCGGCGTTATGAATCTCACCGGAAACCTGAACGTAAACGGAGAGGTTACCGTAAACGGCATCAAGCTGTCAGCGCACCGCCACCCAGAGACAGGTAGCACAACAAACGGACCAATTAACTGATGATCGACATCAAATGCGAAGACGGTAAGTGGATTTTTGAGAACGGCGATATCGTGCTGATTGACGGCGCGGAACGTGTAAGGCAACAGCTTGAGTTTAGGCTTTCGCTCTGGCGCGGGGAGTGGTTCTTAGATCCCGATTTTGGCACGCCATACAATCAGCAGATCCTCGGAAAGGCTCTGTCGCTATCCGGCGCACTGGCAGCGATCAAAGAGCAAATCCTAGATGTTGACGGAGTAGACCGAATCACCGAGTTTAATTACACGTTTGAGCGCAAAACGCGTAAACTATCGGTCAATTTCGAATGTTCAACATCTTACGGAATTATCCGTTACGGGGTTTAACTGATGGCACAAAATGTACTAACCGACAAAGGCTTTAACCGTCCCACGCTGGCGGTTTTAGTTCAGCGCGTCGGAGACCGACTTGAGGCGGCTGTGGGGCCAATTAGCCGAAAGTCAGACTCAAACACGGGGCAGTTTATCGGCGCTATTGCTGAGGAGCTTTCGATTGCCTATGAGACGTCAGAGGCTATCTGGCTGTCTCGCTTCATCGAATCGGCAAGCGGATTCGCTCTGGATGCTATCGGGGAGTGGATGGGCGGCACGGCGCGCCGTGGGCGCAGTCAGACGCAGGTCAATGCCGTTGTCTATGGCGATGAAAGCAGGCCGGTCCCGGCTGGCGCTCTGGCTTCTTACCAGAACTACACTTTCATTCTGTCAACTGGCGTGACTATCACGCGAGGGAACTTAGTTGATGGTTCGGTGCGTATCAGTGACGTCAACCAGGCAACTTACACGGTGCGCGCCAACGGTATTGACTATGCCTACACGAAGCAGGCCAACGATACCGCAGCTAGCATTGCGACGGCCCTTGCCACGCGATTAAATGCTAGCCAGCAATTCTCAGCCACGGCCAGCGGATCAGATGTAATGATCCGCTCAGAAAACCAGATCGAGGGATACCCGGTTTCAGTCTCTCAGGGCATTTCGTGGAACAAGATCGGATCACCAGCCGTTTTCATTGCGGCGGATTATGGTCCGATCTCCGTGCCGGTAGGGGCGCTTAATAACGCCGTTTCAGCTATACCCGGATGGAAGTCAGTAACAAACCTGGTAGCAGGATCAACCGGTAGTGACCGGGAGAGCGATGCGGAGTATCGTCAGAGACTCAAGAATAGCCTGGGCGCTGGTGACGGCAAGGCGACGCTGAATGCGATTAAATCCGCGCTGCTTAATGATGTCCCTGGCGTCACCCTGGCGGAAGTGCTGGAAAATGATACGATGGTTGATACTGACGCAATCGACGCAAAATCAATCCTGTGCATCGTTGACGGCGGATTGGAGCAGGAGATTGCTCAGATGATCTGGGATACCAAAGCGGGCGGCATTTCAACCAGTGGCGATATCCTCGTTACGGCATATGATAGCAACGGCAGGCCGCACGGCGTTTACTTCTCGCGCTCTGGTCGAACCGGCGTTTACATCCGCGTCAGAGTTGACAAGCTTAATCCAGAGGAGCAGTTGCCAGCGAACATTGTTAGCTTGATCGAGGATGGCGTTGCCAAATACTTTGCCACCCTGGGCTTGGGCTATGATGTTGTGATCCAGAGGATTTACGGCCACGTTTACGACAACACAACCGGCATTGCAAAAATGACAATCACTGCCAGCACAGACGGAACAACCTTCACGGCAAATGATATTGTCATTCCTGAAACTGGATCGGCGCAGCTAACGTCTACAGAGGTGACAGGTGTCTGATTGGAACACTTTCGATTATGAGGCGCGCATTAAGACGCGCCCTACCGACTACTTGCAGCGGGACAAAGAGAAGCAGATCCCGGAGTCCTTCGCTGCTTTCGTGTCGCCACTCAATGAGCGCGAGGAGGTGGAGGAGCGTATCTACCTATCCCAAAGCATCTACAACGCGACAGGGATCGATCTGGACCGATTCGGCGAGTATGTGGGGCTGGCACGCGAGAACCGCAGCGACGACGAATACCGCAAGCAGATCCTGCGAGTTAAATTCACGCTTGGGGGCAGCGGTACAGAGGCTGACTTAATGAGGCTGGCGAAGGCGATAACCAACTTTGCGGAAATCTCGTTCGTTGAGCATAAGCCAGCGGCTTTCATGCTCCACGCTTCAGGCCCGCAGGTTTCAGCGGAGCTTTTAACTTCTCTGGATGCAGCGGCAGCGGCGGGCGTCAGGGCGTACACGACTCACGATTACGGCGGAGGCTCATTCGAGCTGGCTGGGATCGATGTTAGCTCAGGCGTAGCAATGCAGGTTGATGATGATACCGCGATGCAGGTAGGCGAAAACACCGCGCTGGGTATTGGCAAAGGATCGGCATACTTGGGCGGCAGCAACCTTGCATCATCACGACAGACCGAACAGGAAGACGGGGTTATTGGGGTTAAGTCGATTGACGGCGAGGACTCTATTTTATCAGATAATAATGGTAATATGATCCTCGCGCTGGTTAACGCATATAGCCAGGGTAACCCCAGCAACCTTGCAGGCGCATACACTAAAGAGGATCAGAAATAGTGGACTCATTCGCTAACGTTGACGTCAATTACCCTGACGGCCAGACGAATAAAACAGTAGTACCGGCAGAGATCCAGGCCAGAGGATTTAAGCCTCCAATCAGGACGGCAACCGGAGAGCTTGAGAAGGGTGATAACCTTGCGGCCAACCATCTTAACTTCATCCTGAACGATATTTACAACAAGCTGGGGGCATCTCGACAAATTGAGAAAAAGTCCGGCGATAACCAGAATGGCTATGTCCAGTATTCGAATGGTGACGTAGAGATGTGGGGGATTGCTTCAACACCGGCAAGCGGAATGATTGTTGTTAACTATCCTGTAAACATCCCTGCCGCAACGCGAGATATACAGCTTACTGATATCGGAGACTTATATTCGGTTGGGGTTAGGGTAGGTGGTAATCCAACCTCATCAGGTTTCACCCTTTACGCTAGTAACTCATCAGGCGCTGGAGTAGTGCGCGCTGTATTTTGGAAGGCGACTTATCATGGCTGATATTCAACTAAAGTACCTACAGGATCTTGAGGCCGCTGGCGGAGTTGCGGCTACGGACCTGATGCACGTAAGCCAATCAGGCTTAGACAGATCCGTTACCGTGTCAGTGCTGATGCGGTTTATGACTGATGCGTTTTTCCCGGTAGGCTCCGTCATGCTGAGATCTGACGCGAAGAACCCTAATACGATGCTACCCGGCACGACTTGGGTTAGGCTGGCGGCTGGTCGCAATATCAGGATCGCCGCTGAGAATGGCTCAGACGTTCTCAACATCGGCGGGGCTGATGATGTTACTTTGACCGGCAACAACCTTCCATCGCACAGCCACGCATTCCAAAACGGTGCGACAAACCAGGCCGGGAACCACACGCACAACGTTTGGACAGGTAACTCAGGGAGCCACACTCACGGCGCATACACTGATGCGCAGGGCAACCACGCGCACCGGGCATGGACTGATGCGCAAGGGCAGCACCAACACGGCGTTGGTATCCGTAACCCGTCGAACTACGGCGGATCAGGCGGTTACTATGGCGTGAGGGGTATTGGTCTCGGATCTGGTGCTTGGGCGCAGGGCGGGGGCCAGACAGGAAGCGAATCACTGACCAGCGCCGATGGAAACCACTCGCACAACGTCGGGATGGATGCGGCCGGTAACCACGGTCATAACATCACTGTGAACGCAGTTGGCGATCACGCTCACGCAGCGGCGATGGATGAGCGAGGCGCGCACACTCACACGGTTACAGGTACGATTGGCAGTACCGGTAATAATGCGTCGTTCTCAGTTGTTAACGCTTATGTTAATCTAGCGGCCTGGCGACGTACTCAATAACGACTTGGGGCTTCGGCCCCATTTTTAATTAAACCTGTGGAATAAGACAAATGGCAGACGAAAAGATCAGAGTAACGGAGCTACCCGTAAAGAGCGAAATTACCCCAGGCGGTAAAATGCTCGTTAGCCAGAATGGGATCGATTGGCAAACTGATGTTGGCGCGCTGATGCTGAAGGCAAACAACCTTTCAGACGTAGATGCGCCAAAGTCACGCGGCAACCTGAACGTCTACTCAAAGGAAGAGGTTGACGACAAGGTTTCTGGCGGTGGAATCCCAGATCAGATCCAGGAGCCTGACGGCTTTAAGTATATTGGCCGAGTTCCATCATTCGCGGCTCTGGTGTCAGTGGTTCCAGAGAAGGCGGGCGAGCGCGTAATTGTTAGCGGCCATGTTGCTGGCAATGACTATGGCGGCGGTGTGTTTGTGGCTCGCGCTGGCTCCGTTGCTATCAATGACGGCGGCACGATTATGCCGGTCAACAATAATTTCTACTGGCAGCGCCTGGTGGAAGATCCCGGCACGCTGGATGTTACCCATTTCGGAGCCAAACGCGACGGCGTGACTGACTGCGCGACGGCCTGTTTGGCGATGTGGAACTACACTCAGAGCCTGGGCGCTGGCGGCAGCATGATCGGCATTCAGTTCCCCGCTGGTGAGTTCGCTGTGAGCAATATCGACATTTCAGCAAACTACGTCGGCAACTTCCGTCTTGCTGGCAAGGGTGTCGTTACGACCTTCGGATATTTCCCAGCCACGCGAATCAAGCTGATTGGCGCAGATAATCAGGCAGCATTCAAAGTTCAGGCCCGCCGTTCAGAGATCGCGAACGTCCAGATCTACGGCCAGTACGAAGTCAAAGCCAACACGCGTGGATTCTTCAAAAACACTTGTGTGTCAGGTCAGTATGTTCACGGCGTAAACTGGCGCTCCACTTACACTGGCGGACCGATCTTCGATCTCATGGATACGCTGGATACTAAATTCAGTGAGTTCTATGCCAGCTATGTTTACGGCGGCGTGATCTACGGCGTTCCGTCAATGTCAGAGCAGGGATCTTGGGACCACTTGACCGCGATTGAACTCAGCAACTTCAACGTCCAGCGCTGCTACGGCAAACCGGCTTTTGATCTGCAAAAATCTGGTCAGTCATTCATCTATAACGGATGGATCGAGAAGACAGACTTCCCTGGCGATCTGTCTAACGGGCAGTGGATCATTCAGGGCTTGAGCATGGAAGATTGCGTTAACCCTCTGGATCTGACGTTCACCCGCGCTCAATTGAGCCAGATCAACCTCCAGGGAACGTCTGCGCTGCGCTATGACAACCCGGACAAATCCCGCCTTCTCAGCACCTATGAGATGGGACGCAACCGCGTTGAAGCGTATGGCGCTCAGTTCTTCGGAAGCCTGTCATATGACTACCTGTCAAGCCACTACCGCCTGTCAAACACGACTGACAAAGCGGCATGGTTCAACCTGGGTAAAATGATCGTCACTAACCAGAACGATGCAAGCCGCATCCGCTTCTTTGGTGCCAACGGTCAAGCGTCAGTGCCTTCAGATCAGGGTGTGTTTGATTCAAACAACTTTGGTGGCGGTGAGTGCCTGCTGACTCTGCGCCGCGTGCCTGGAACGGGTACACGTCAGGATTGTGCGATTGAGGTTCACGGCAACTCGCCTATCGCCGATATCCGTATCAGCCGCCCATATGAAAACGACGTTGAAATTTACGTGCAGCTTAAGCCTCAGTGCGGATTTGTTAACGTCAGCCTTGAGACCAGCACTAACTCACGCTTTGACAGCGGTACGCGCTTCCTGTGGAACTACAGCGGTGCTCCTGTGACTGATGATGCTATCGCAGGGATGGCGCTGTATTCTCCGCGCAAAACTGTAGCATTTGGTACATTTGGCGCAGGCTTAACCATCATGGAAGATAAAACGCTGGGCTTCACTGGCCGCGATCTGATTGATGGCAAAATGCCATTCATGCACAACGGCAAGGTCTATTTGATGCCGCTGGTAGTTTCACCTGACGGATCTGATTCTTTCGCTCGTACTGGTGAGATCGACGGAACCAAAATTGATAACCTGCTGGGCGGCAACCTAAATCAGGGATGGGTTAACAGCTTTAAATCTGGCGCTGACGCTCAGAATGGCTCGCTTAACTTGAGTGTGAAGGCTGGCGCGGCGATCTCAGTAAATACCGCTATTGCGGATCTGGTTTCTGAATTGACGATTGTTTCTGGTCCGGCCAACACCGGCACGGCAATTAGCACGTCAGTAGACTTCAGGAAGCCCAACGGCGGGACCGGTCAGAATACGCTGCGCGTTGTGTTCGCTGGCAAGGTTGATGGCAAGAACACCATCCGCCTGGCTAAACGCGTGAGTGGTGTCACCACTACCATTAGCCCGCAGGACGGCTTTATTAATGATGGTCAGGTGCTGAAGATTTACACGAAAGGCAATGTTATCCGCGTTTACGCTGATGACGTGCTGATCTGGGATCTGACTGATGACCAACTGCTGACGGGTACTTATTTCGGCTTCGGTACAGCAAGTACTAATGCCGGGATGATTGTTTCAAAGCTGAAGTTTTACAAAGCGTAATAAAAAAGGGCCATTCGGCCCTTTTCTTTTATAACTCTACAACATCATCCCACTGCGCTCCTAACGCCTTCATGATGGCAATCAGTTGGTCTAATCGCGGGACTGTCATACCCGTTTCAAACCGGCTGATCATGCGCTGATTAATCCCGGTCATTTCAGCTAATTCAGCCTGGGTGACCTTCTTATTTTTCCGAACCTCTGCAATAAGTAAAATCATTTTTTCAACCTATATTAGAACGGGATATCGTCGTCAAAATCCATCGGCGGCTCACCATTCTGGGCTGCGCCCTGATGATTTGCTGCTGGGCGGGTTTGTGGCTTATTGTTCGGCGTGCCGGAATGCTGAGGCTGCTGAGGTTGCTGAGGTTGGCCCCAACCGCCGCTATTGCTGTTGTTGCCATTGCCTGCGCCCTGGGCCTTGCCTCCGAGCATTTGCATGGTGCCGCCAACGTTCACAACAATCTCAGTGCTGTAACGCTCAACGCCGTCCTTTTCCCACTTGCGCGTTTTCAGTTGGCCCTCAATGTAAACCTGGGAGCCTTTCTTCAGGTACTCGCCCGCGACTTCCGCGACCTTGCCAAACAACACGACGCGATGCCATTCGGTTACTTCTTTCTTTTCGCCGGTGTTCTTATCGGTCCAGCTTTCTGAGGTTGCTACGGTGATGTTGGCGACTGCGCCGCCATTAGGCATGTATCGGATCTCTGGATCGTTCCCAAGGTTACCGACAAGGATTACTTTATTTACGCCGCGTGATGCCATTATTTATCTTTCCAGTTATTAGGGCGCTGTGCGCGCCCCGGATTAATCAAAACTCTTCGAAGTCAGAAGGCGCAACATCTTGAGCCAATTTAGGCTCATCTACTGGCTGGGGTGCCTGTCGTGCTGCTGATGGTCGGAACCCTTCACCCGGCTTGATCAGTTCGTTCTTGCGCTCATTGTATTTCGCAGTGATTACGCGTCCTGCTGCGCTGTCTCCGCCGAAGTATTTCGGCCCCATTGCAATGCGGTAGATCTCCGACAGTTGCTCAACCGTTTCCGCCTGTTCAAGCGATTTTACAACGTCTGTGCTCGTTTTACGAGTAGCGTTGCCGTCATCGTCCGCTTGAGCGATACCGAAGATGCACGCAATCGCATAGCGGCGGGCGTAAGTGATAGCGGAACCCATGCCGTGAGCGTCAGCTTTGCTGATCGGGAATGGTGAGGTAACCTGCATCGACTGACCGCTGATGTGCATAACTTCAGTATTGAGATAGATCACGCTTTTCTCTGCACCAACTTCCCACGACTGCTGGATCATCAAACCCTCAGCCTCAAGCGCTGGGCGGATGGCATGGAGGAAAGATTCAAGGTTCGCATATTTATTTTTCAGGTGGTTGTTTTGGGTGTTCTTCTTCGCGCCTGAAGACATGGCCTTGCGAGCCTTAAACAGTGCCGGGATCAGTTCGTCTTTCTTATCGGTGTAGATCATCTTATTTCGCCTTATAAAATTCTGGGGTGTGTAATTCTTCTTCTTCGTTGCTCAGGCCGTAGGTCGGCCAAACATCGGATTCAAGGCAACGCTTGTACAGCGCCAGCGCGGCCTGATACTGCTTCCGGCCTTCATTCAACTGGAACTCAGTTAGCCGGTACATTTTCGCCAGGAACGGATCTTCCTTCTCCTGCGCCAGCAATTTAACGGCTGTCGGAGCGTACCCGTAAACCGTCGTGAATACGTCGTGCTGTAGCGCCATTTTCAGCCAGTAACCCAGGTTAAGAGCATGGCGGCCGAACTCACGACGCTCCGCTGATTTCGTTGATTTGTAGTCAACAATGCAGGCATCAGCGGTAACGCGGTCCAGACGCACCTTGACCTTTACGCCATTGAGCATTGTGAACAAAGACAACTCAGGTACGCCAGAGAGAACAACCTCACGCATCGGGCCATTGTTCAGCACAACGTCGCGCATCGCTTGAACGCGGTCAAAGTCTTTGCCGGGAACGATGATCCGGCCTTTGGCTCTTTCCTCTACATCCTTCACAACACGATGCCAGATGGCTGGATTTTTGCCGGTGGCGTCAACCATGCGCAGCAATTCATCAAGCGGTTTGGAGCTATAACCGGCAACGCCTTCAGCCTTCAGGAAAGACTTGATCCCTGCTTCGCTGGTAATCAGATCTTTAAACTCTGACTGATCCGGCATTCGGATATACTCAGCATCAAATCGCTCTTGCTCCAGAATATTGGTGTGCGCAGTGGTGCCAAAAGTGAAATGGCTGGCGTCCTTTGGTTTGCTGAATTTAGCTTTGGCAGGGCAGTAGTTTAACAGCGTGGTCAGGAATGATCCTGATACGTGTTCTTTTTCGGCGTGGTATTGCTCGTTGCTCAGTTCGTGAGCCTCAAACACTCTTGATTGATACATAAAAAAAACTCCCCGTTAGTGGTCAACGAGGAGGATTCTATTACTAATCTAAGTAGTAAAGCAAGGCTTTTCTGAACTCATCGAAACCGTATGTTATGGCGGTGAAATATCCCTCAGACCGCGCTTGCTTCAGTATCTCGATCTGGTCAGGACTAACCTTGCTGTCGCTCTTGTTGCTTCGCTTCATCTCGATCAGTGCGCCGTGGAACCCCCGCGACGGTTTCAGGATAACGAAGTCAGAGATCCCAGCCAGCATACCCTGCTCAACGAGCTTTGAGCGGTATTGGACCGGAATATTCCCCTCGTTGACCGGATGGAAGAAGAGAACCCCAGGGAAGTTATAGCGGGTGAATGCCACTGCATCGACCTGTTCAATCTTCTCTTTAGGGCTTGATCCTCTTGGGCCTGTCGGCCCGTCGTAAAACTCGTAATAAGCATCATCAATTAATTTCACGCGAACACCTTTTTATGAAGAATATCTTTGCCGCCCTTGCCCTTGCGGTGAGTGGTTTTTATCGGGCTGTGGAACTCGCTCACGTACTGCATAACAGCGATGGCGTTACGGATACTGCCAACCTGTTTCGCCAGTTCACTGTTGGGGATGTGAGTATTGCACGCATCGCGCCATAACCGGATCGCGACGTTGTTATCAGATGCAGGTGAGAACATTTCAGACGCACGGAATGAGCGCCCGTCTTTCGGATCTTGCAGCATGTATTCAAAGATCAGGCTGGTCTGATTCTTAGTCGGGGTGATCCGGAAGCGCACCACGTCATAGTAATCGTTTTCCGTGTAATGCTTCTTGCTCAGGTTGTCGTTTGGATCGATCAGAGTGCCGGAGCAACAGCGGCAGAATCGCGCCGTGATATCGTTCCTGGTCTCGCAGCCGCTCTTAATCAGTCGCCCGGTGTTATCAAACGTATCTTCACAGACGCGGAACTTCCAGAAGTACTCACAGCGCTCTGTGGGGTAACTGTAGCGGCGCTTGCGTGCCGGACGCAACAGATAGCCTTTAGGCCATTCATCGCGGCTAATGAGGCGTGCTGGCGCTATGCCATGCTCATTGATGCAGCGGCGTGCGTGCTCGCCATTCTTGCCAACTTTCCCCATTTTCTGACAGGCCGGACAGTGTTTAAATTCCTTCTTCTGGCTGGCGATCTCGTAATGGTATTGCTCAAGCACCGGGTTGAAGTACAGTTCTCCGAGTTCTTCCATTGTTTCCGAATAATCAAGAATCATCGCATCTTTCTTGACTATGCCAGCGGCAATCTGTTCTTTCTTCAGCTTGCGCATAGTTCGTCCGATAAGCTGAACCAGCAGCGTGAGCGATCCGATCTTGCGCAGGATGACGCCGGTATCCCAAATCGGGATGTTAATGCCAGTGGTCAGGCAACCAACTTGGAAAGTAAACTTGATCTTGCCGTCGTAAACGTCTCTCAGGTACTGGCGGCGCTGCTTATCTCCTGTTGCGTCAGTGATGATGCAATACGTTGTCCCAGGTGGCAGCGCAGCGGCGGCTTCTTCACAGTGGCGCTTACCGGCGCATGTAACCAGCACGCTATTGCGGTGCAGGGTGCGCTGATACACATCCATCATGATTTCCTTCGTCATGCTCTCCTGATCGTGGATAGCTGACTGCATTTGCCGCATCTTCTCCGCAGAGAACTCCGCGTCACCGTCCGCGCCGGAGCTTCTGAATTGCGCCAGGTCATAGTGTAGTGATCCGGTGTCGCCGAAATGAGTCGGGACGACAGCGCCAAACTTCACCAGGTAATCGGTTGAGATATCGCACACGGCTTTGCGCCAGAATCCTGGGGTGTTCAGATCCTCATTGATGATGGGCTGAACGCCTCGGAAATCGGTGCCGGTCAGGCCGCAAATCCTCATCCGGCGACCGTGGATGCGCTGGCATCGCTCTTGCAGAGTCCTGATGATGATCGTGTACTGCGAGCGGCCAGCCTCTATCATATCCTCGTAGGTTTCGCCCTGGTATTCCGTTTCAACCTCAATCGGCTCACCTTGATCATCAATCGTGGAAATTGTCTTTGTCACGATGCGCTGTTCACTGGTGATTAAATCATCCACGTCAACATGCTGGCACTCATCGATCAGCAGGACCAGCGGCGCGAAGTGCTCCATTTCATTCATGAGCGCATTCGATACCGTCTTTTCACTTCCGACGATGATTTTATTGCTGGTTGACTTCATGTTCAGGCTTGCGCAGAAGATGGAGTTTTTAACTCCGAAATTCCACATCTCAGCGGCATCCTGTTCAACGATCTCACCCTGACGCGACAGAACCATTGCGGGCATATTAAGTCGCTGTACAGTGGTTGTGAGGAGGCTGATTATCGTTGTCTTACCGGCAGAGACCGCAGCCTTGATGATGAAGGGGTGCGAGTAGCTGCGAATCTCAGCGGCGGCAACGCCATATACCGCTAACTGGTAGCTGTACGGCTCATAAGGTGCGTTCGGAAATAACCTGATCATTTCCTGCAAATCGGTGTCAGCAATCTGCTTTTCAATTGATAACATGGGATACCTTTTTACATTGCTAATTGGTAAGAGTTTGGCTATTCTGATTCATCTATCCAGATAGAGTCAATAAAAATGTCAGCAATCGGATATACAACGAAGCAAAGATCACTGGAGCGAGACGCCGGATTAAAGGAGCGCTATCGCATGGTTATGAAGGCTTACGGAGGTGCCGCAGCATTCGCGAAACGCTTCAATATACCATTTTCAGGCGTCAGATCGTGGAAGAGAATACCGTATACCGTCGCAGAGCGTATTCATAACGACAGGCCCAGGTTGTTTACGGCCATATTTTGCAGGCCGGATCTGAAGTGGGACAAAGGAAAGCTGAGGGGGAGTTACATGGCGGGCAATAAGAAGAAGGTTTACTCATGATATACGAATGGAAAGACATAGCGCCGCGTATGACCGGCAACTGGCAGAACGCCATATTCGCCCTGACCGGGCTAAACCTGAACAACTACCATCCGAAGAAGCACTACCCTTGCCCGATTTGCGGAGGTAAGGACAGGTTCAGATTCGACGACAGGAAGCCAAAGGCACGATCACCGGACGGCAGCGGCGGATACTTCTGCAACTCATGCGGCAGCGGTGACGGAATGCAGCTTTACCAGCGCATCTCACAGCTTAACTTCAGTGACGCAGTGAATGAGTTAGGCAAGTTTATCGGCGGTCAGCCGGTAGAGCAGCGGCGCGCAGCGGTCAAGGCCATCGAATCAGCGCCGATGATGGACTACGGCAAGGAAATGCCAGAGCAGGAGGCAGCGGAGCGCCTGGCGGGTGCGGTTAGTTATCCAGCTTGCCCTATCACCAGGATTGAAGGTATCAGTCCGGCGTCAGTTCTCATCCGGTTCCGCAAAGGCAGCGTAGATCCTGACCTACTCGATCCGGCGTTGTGGCGCTGGGTTAACCCGGTAAACCGCATCAACTCTGACGGGACACGCGGCAGGCTGTGCAACGTATCGACGACGAATATTGACGGGATCAGTCAGTTCCTGGCTGGGGATATTTCCTACAATGCCGGGACCGTGATAGACGGCTCAGAGAAGATCGTAATCTGCGAGCGGCTGACGGACGGCTGGCACGTCTACCACCAGACCGGCGTCACTGTGATCGTGGCGTACTCACCTCAGAACGTGGACCACATCGCAAGGGTTATCGGCGGCAGGGCGGCGGGCATAGTTGCACGCGGTGAGGATATCGACACGATGATTTATGCTGAAGAAAACGATCTGCCAGTGTGGGCGATGGTAGGAAAGCGCGTCGTTGGTCAGACTAAGGCCAGTAAGGTACTCGATAAGAAAATTGGAGCTGTCAATGGTTAAGCGCAAGTACGATCCAGAGGGTAACCGGACCGACATTCCACGTTATCGGATGAAAACCATCCCCAGCCAGGAGCAGCGCATGGGGCGCTCTATGGGCGAGTGGTATTTCATGCACCTTAAGCAGTTGCCACTATGGGAAACGATGTTGATAAATCACCAGCAGACCTATCGCCAGGCAGCAGCAGCGGTCAACTACACTGGCGGCAACCTTCAGCGCCGGTTCCGCACGCATAACGCAGGCGACGGTCTGATTGCCGCATGGCGCATCGAATAGCACTTTTTGCAACACATCGCCGGATCTGTGCCGGTAATATGCAACCTCACCAACACGAAGCACTAAGGAAACGAAATGACCGAGCAAATGAATATCACCATCGAAAAGACCGAGCCTAACGCGATCATGCCAGCTTACGGAACGGACGGCGCAGCATGTTTTGACCTGTTCGCCTGTAACGTTATGAGCGGCGAGCGTTCCATTGATGGCGTCGGATATCAAACGCTGACTATTCAGACCGGCCTGAAATTTGATGTTCCTGACGGTTGGGTTATGCGTCTGTATTCACGCAGCGGCCACGGCTTTAAGGCTGGCGTTCGGCTCTGCAACTCAGTCGGGATCATCGACTCTGATTATGAGGGCGAAGTGCTGGTTAAACTCCGCGCCGATGGTCGCCAGGGTGCCGTATTCCTTGCTGAGCTTTGGGACCAGATTTACGCAGGCAAACAGGTTGCAGTGTGCCAGGGAGAGATCGCGCCGGTTGAATATGTGTCTTTCGAGTTCGGCACCATTGAACCAAAGTCAAAGCGCGGCGCGGGCGGTTTCGGCTCAACCGATAACGCGGGGTCATGATGAAAGACGAGCACGATACGCAGACGACTGACGCATTCAGCGTTGAGTCAATCCTGGGCGATTCATGGCAGGCGGCTGGCGGTCTGATTGTGTCACAGCGTCATGCTCTGGTTGGTCATTACCGCGCAGTGCCAGCGCCGAAGGCTTTCGCCGTTACCGGCAAGCGCCACCTGGGGAGCAACACGCCGGACGTTGCCCGCGACGCATGGCAAACGCCAAAGTGGTTGTTTAATCACTTCGCGCAGATGGCTGGCGGGTTCGATATCGACGCAGCAGCAAACGAGCACAACGCGCTCTGTGAGTCGTTTTTCTCAGAGGCTGATAACGCACTGTCGTTTGATTGGGACGCAGGTAAAAAATATTGGGTAAACCCGCCATACAGCAACATTCTTCCCTGGGTTGAGCATGTAGTGGTGCAGGGTGAGCGCCCCGGATCAGTGGCTTATATGCTGCTTCCTGACGACGTGTCTACGTTGTGGTTTCGTACCGCAATGGATAACGCGGCTGAGGCTTATATCATCGCTCACGATGGCGTTAAAGGTTCGGCCGGCCGATCCGGGCGGGTTCAGTTCGTCAATGCGATAACGGGCAAGACCGGCAACGGGAACAATAAAGGCTCATGGGTGTTCGTGTTCCGACGCCACCGGGTGCCAGTGAAGATCAGCATGATTGACCGCACGATTTGCGAAGCAAGCGGCGACACGTTCTTTTAATCTGAAGGCGGCTCGAAATGGCCGCTACCATCAACTAAACGAGAATCTACAATGAAAATCATCGTACCAGTTAAGATCCTGAAGGCTCACAACATCATCAAAGGCACGCGCGAGACCAACCTGGCGCTGAATGGCGTTTTCATCACTAAAGACCAGATTATCAGCAGCGACGGCAAGCTTCTTCTGGTCAGTGAGAACAAACTGAACCCGCGTCAGCGTGCGGATTACCTGGTGAAGATCGACCACATCCCGGCAGGTGTAAGCATGGCCGTTATAGACACTGATATGCAGCTTTGCTACTTCCTTGACCGGATCGTAAGTCATTCCACGCTTGCAGATATCGACCTGACCGAGCAGTTTAAGGCCGTGTCCGGCGCTCGCGTGCTGCGATACCCATACCCTGATGTTCGGCCACACATGGCGATGACGCACGGCGCGATCAGCAGCGTCAAACTCAGCGCGCACGTCCTGGGCAAGATCACGGCACTCACTAAGGCTATCGGTTCGCGCACTGGTGAGGTTGAACTCAATTTCCAGAAGGAAAAGACCGGCACCATCAACGCTGTCATTCGTCAGGGCGCAACAGTCCTGAGCCTTTTCCTTAAACCAATGAAGTGAGCAAAAGATGAGCGAAAAACTGAACGGAAATCGTAACTCGGCATGGGAATTTTTCGCCAACGTGGTTGCAATGGTTCTGCTTGGGCGCGGTCTGGTAAGCACGACAGAGGAGGGGATAAAGTTCGCTGAGTCTCTGGATATGTCGTTTGAAGATCTCTATGCCAATTACCCGCGCAGCCGCTGGCACCAGCAGATAATCAAAGACTGTAACGAGTACGAAAAGGATTTGGAGCGCCTGAAGAATGAGCAGTAATCTGGTTGTGTATTCGCTGTTCGATGGTTCCGGCTTGATGGTTGAGCCGTGGGCGAAGGCAGGGGCAAAATGCTTCTGCTTCAACTCCAGCAAGGGCAATCACGGTGAGTATGTTGGGCGAGTCGATCACCCGAATATCAATTACGTTGATATCTGGATCGAGGGGCTGGATCAGTTCCTGGACTTCATCGGTTCAGAGAAGATACCGCCAGCCGATATCATCTTTGGTTTCCCGGATTGCACGCTTTTTGCCGTGTCAGGTGAGCAGCATGAGCGCAATGCCGATGATATTCAGGTTGCTTTGGCTAATGCCAAACTGGTTGAAGCGCTGGGCGATTTCTATAGCTGTCCGTGGATGGCAGAGAATCCAGTAGGCAAGCTATCAACCCTATGGCGCAAGCCGAATGCCTATTTTGATCCGCATGAGTACGGCGGTTACATGACTGAGGAGGATCAGCCGTATCACCCACGGATGCCTCTCTTTGATGGGTACACAAAGAAGACTTGCATCTGGCACGGAAACGGATTTGAGATGCCAGAGAAGAAGCCAGGCCCGATTAATATCGGTTACTTTTGGGCCTGGCGCTGGACTGGCGGAAAGTCAGCGAGGACTAAGCAGTTGCGCTCACTGACGCCGCGAGGTTTCGCCCGCGCCGTGTTCCATGACAATCACCCGCTTTTAGATGATCATTGTTGCATCCTGGGCGATTGTCCTAATTGCATTCCCTTTTAGCACTTTTTGTTAATCAACTCGGGGCTTGCCCCGCTATTATGCTTTCTCACCCAGCAGAGAGAGAAATCACAATGTGCCAGCCAATCAACCCAATCGAAAAATTCCGCAATGAAGGGATGATGTATTCATTCGAAAAGCATCGCCTGGTTGCTCAGTCCGGCCAAATGCCTTACCCAATCGCTTTATCATCAATGCAGTTAGGTGAGAAATATCCGCCAATCGGCAACGAGCTTAACCGCGAAAAGCTGTTTCTGGCTCAGCAACTGGCGCGCTTTGCCCGTCAGTGCAAGACCGATAAGGCGCGTGATCGCTATAACAACCTCGCTAACTACCAACTGACCGCAGCCTATGAGGGCGGTGATCGTCACGAAAGGTTCTGGGCGCAGATGTAATGGACGTTAAGCGCGGGGCCGCTGCCGTCAAAGAGCACGCGATAGAGGCGGGTATTGATGAGGATATCACGCGGATTATCGCTGCCTTTGGTGGCAAGGGAGCAGTTAAAGACGTCGCCATATTCACGCCAGGAAAGATGACCTACATCAACGAGCCGCCGCAGAAGGTGGTCAGGGTTCAGCCTGGCGGGCAGGGTATGGGGCAATCAACGCGAGAGGCAATTGAGCGCTCGCAATCTGAATTTAAGAAGAGGATCTACAAATGACAAAGTGCAAAAAGCAGCAGCGGCGCCTGGTTTTCACGCTGGTTAACACGTTCGGCAAGCGACACGAAAAGATGGCCTATCAGTCAATCGTGAATAACCTGGTTGGCCTGGGCCGCAAGGTGCAGAGCCTGACTCAGCAGGTTAGCAACCGCGATGAGTATATCGCCTCGCTTGAGGCTCAACTGGCAGAGGCGCGGCGCGTTTCACTTTTCGGAAATCCCCGCCATAACTGTTCCGTTGGTGTTGGCGATGGCACCGGAAATCTGGTTGTGCATGGCGACTATGAATCAGTGAAGGCGGTGCAGCGTATCATCTTGCAGGCTGAGGCTGATCGCGGGCGTCTGGCGGCGGCGGAAACTGTAAAAGAAAACTGGAAAGAGCGCGCCTGGACCGCTGAGGAAAAGTTGGCGGCGGCAGAGTCTCAATCCGCAAAATGGAAAGAAGAGGCCATTAAAGCGCATGAGGAGTCAGAGATTGTCCTGGCGCGGCTGGCTAAGTGTGAAGAAGCAGGCCGCAAGCTTTCGCTGGAATGGGTTTACGAGGATGAGTTACCCGATGGCTATCCCTATGATGAGATGTTCCCGTTCTCTAAAGTTGACATCGTTCGGATGTTCCCGATCTTTGTCACTATTCGCGGCGTTGGTCTTGCGGAAGTGATCGAGGATGATGCGTCATTGAAAGCCGGTGTTAACGCGCTGGTTGATTGCCTTGAGGATTGCGGAGACGCTGAGCAGGGATTGCGCCTGGCTTTACGCGCCATGCTTGAGGGCCGAAAATAATGAACGTGTCTATCAGGGCCATTCAGGCGATCATGGAGAACGCAATTGAAGATGGTAAGAATGTGCGCGTCGGCAACATTGAGCGGGCTCTGGGTTATTACAGATGCTCATGGGGCGAGGAGTTCAGCAAAGTTACCGGCCTAAGCCCAGCATCATACATGCGCTACTTTCGGATGCGCTGCATCTGTCAGGATCTGGCGACGTCAAAGCATTCGCTCCTGGATATCTCGGAGTATTACGGGCGCTCGCTTTCGTACTTCTGCCGGGACTTTAAAAAGCTGATCGGGATGACGCCGGGTGAATATCGCAACCTTAATCACAATGGCCGCGTGATCGTGCTTCACAGCGTATTCAGCGCTTACCCCTTCCTGACCGACTTCACATCATTCCGCCCGCTATTACTCAAATAGCACTTTTTGCCAAACACGCCGGGGGCAACCCCGGTAATATGCTTTCCATCGGCAGCGAACGCAGCCAACCACTTAAAAGGAAACGCATCATGACCACTAAAACTGAATTATTCGCAGAGTTGAACGACAAAGAAAACCGCGTAAATGCTACCGCCCACATCGCAGTATATAAAGACGGCAACGGTAACACCTCTGTGATTGTCCGCCAGCACAGCGCGCCTAACATCTGGCTGTCTAACCATAAATCTGATGCCACCACGGCCGCAGCGGTTGCCAAATATACTACCTGGCTGAATGAGTGGGTCGCCGCTCAGGCTGAAACAGCGCAGGTTCGCGCTGACCTGATGGCAGAGATCGAAGCAGACCACGCAGAAGGCGAGGCCATTGTTGCCGATATCAACAACGACATTGCCGCAGGTATCGCACACGCTGAAGCACTGGAAGAAGACCGCCAGCGCCAGATCGAAGCAGACCGCGCAGCAGGCCGTCCGGTAGACGAAGAAGGCAACGATACCCGCGAATGGTGCGGCAACGACATTGAAGCCGCTCACGCTGAAGCGCTGGAGGTTAACAAGGTTCTTGACTTCGCGGTTAAAGTTGCGTGCTGCCATGCTGACTTAGATTCTGTCACGCACAACGCCATTAACAACGCAATTGATCATGTTCGCCATGACCTGCTTGAGATGAACCGCTACAACAACCGATTTATCGTCAAAATGATGGCAAGCGTTGCAAAGCGGGCGAAAACGGCGCGGGCCGCTGCAAAGGTTAGTCACCAGGAAATGCTTGAGCGATGCGCCAAAGCAACAGATGAACAGATCTTAAGCGAAATCCCATTCTAATCAATCCGCCCGGTGCGCCGGGCAATCAATTTGGAGCGTTTTAACATGAGCGTGACTTATTTCATGAGCGGCGTTTGTTGCCACAAAGGCACCACGGATGTTGCTCAGCAGTTTAACGGATTTATCACCATGCCCGATATCGATCCAATCGGCGCGCATGAGGCGATGATCAAGCTTCAGACCGAGCGCAGCAATCAGGCAGGACAGGATGTTTTTGTTCACATTGAGCAGTTTAACGAGGTGAGAACGAAATGAAGTCAATCATCGCTATGTCACTGGCTGGATTAATCGGCCTATGCGCCACGGAGAGCCACGCAGAGGACGCAATGCAGCTAAGGTGTCACGTTAAGGCGTGCATCAACGCAGACACGCGTTATGAGCGCTGTGAGGACGACAATAAGCAGCGCGCCCTGGTTACCGACTTTGGCAATCAGTTCGCGGTCAAATACGAGACGCCAGCAACCACAATGTCACCGGTACTCAACGTGCGCCAGGACGGAGGCAGCACGGCTCAGATTATCAACGGCGAAAAGCGTTTCGTATTCTGGCGTCGCGGCGATGGTATGGCCTATGCCATAATCCGTGCGTCACAACAGACAGCATTCATCTTTAGCAACTGTGAGGTAATTAACTAATGTCAACCGTATTAATCAACGCGCAGAACGGCGTCACTGTAGCTGTAACCGTGGGCCAGAAGATCCGCTACATGAAGCCAGGCATGTTCTACGGCCAGTTTGGTCAGATCGTGGATATCAATTACGAGGGTATGCCTGTCATCAAGTTCGAAGGCATCAACCATACCCAGACCCTGAAACCTGAATATATGGTGGCAGTATGAAACAGTGGCATTACTCAGCGAAGGTTTACGAGAGCGGCAGCATGGCGCTGATTAACATCAGTTCCGGCATTATCACCACGCCCAACAGCATGGGCGCTACCGAAACGATGGGCTATCTGTCGAACATGGTGTATGACCAGCAACAGCGCAAGGACGTTGAAATCAGCTTTGACGCCTTCAGCCTGGTTGAGTCAGACGACGCGGAGCCAACAGCGCCGCTCACGGATGAGGATATCGCTCAGCACCGGCAAGACGATAAGGTTGATGCGCTGTCTTTCAATGCTGGCGAGCATTTGGACACTCTGTCTGACATACCGGTAGCAGGCCCAGACTATAGCGACACGTCAAAGGGGCTTCAGGAGTATCTTGCAGATGGCTGGATTATCAGCGATGCGAATCAGTATTACTCGCGTGACAGTTTCGACCTTATGTATTACGTCGATTTTAAAGGTGGCAACGTCCTGTTAACCAGAGCGAAGAAAGCAACCGCTGGCGCAGAGCCTATTCATGTGCCGGTTACCGTAAAATGGGTGGATGAGAGCGATTGCATTTGCTGGCAGTGTGGCAAGCCTCAGAATAGCGCGGCTCTGGCGGCGAATGATTTCGAGTGCCTAAACTGTCATATCAAGGTTTCTGACGACCTGACGCCGTGCATCACTTGCGGCAAGGTAATCACCCGCCCTGGTGGAGCGCACTACTGCAACCGCAAAGACGCGGACAGCACGAATAGCTAAACCTCTCTGGCTGGGTGGTGAGAGAATTGCCACTCAGTCAGCACATCAAGGAAATCAGCATGAAATGGTTAATCCTCATCGCAGGACTTCTCGCAGCCGGATACATCGGCAATAAGCTCGTAGAGAAACAGGAGGCCCGCGACGCAATGCCAGCAGAGCAGCGACAGCAGCTTGAGGCAAACGAGCACAACGCCTATAACGCGTCAGGCATCAAAGTGTTTCACGATGACCAGCGCAACGTCACTTGCTGGAAGTATCAGGAGTACAATCGCGGCGGCTTAAGCTGTCTGCCTGATAGCCAGGTTGGCCGGGTCAATTAGCTGTATCACATAGCGGTACACTGTATCGGATTGATTTAGCAATTGATGCAGGAAACGCAATAATCTTCGGTGTGCAAATCACCACGCGCAACAATCAAATCATCAATAGGAAGGCTCCGAATGAGCAAGGCAAGCATCGCAGTTAGCAACCAGTTGGCAGCAACCGCAGTACCGGTCATCACCGATGGTGGACGTCAGACCTGGCGCAAAAAGCTGGTCATGATCCCCATGCTTCACCACATGGCGCAGTATGCAGAGTTGATGGATAAGTTTCACCGCCTGGGCAGCGTGCCGTCATCTCACTATCGTCACCGCCTGATTGTTACTGGCGAGCGACTTGTTGAAGGTGCTGGCGAGCATGGCGAACCAAAGGTAATGCCGGTCTATCACTTCGTGCATCGCAAGATGAAGAGTCGCGCTAAGCTGGACCGCTGCTTTCCCCGTGGCAAGGCATATGGTCGCATTATGGATCTGGCTCGAATCCGCGCAGCGCAGGTAAAGGCAGGTGTGGTATGAAACTCTGGGATGATTTCGTAATCGGGCTGTACCTGTTCGCAAGAGGTCGCAAGTGGGTGACCATGATCCCGGCCAGTGTGGCAATCGTCTTGCTGTCTTTCGTCCCGGCGTCTGTCGCTCTGACCAAAACGCTCATGTGGTTTATCTGGCAGGTGTGCGGCTTTGATAGTGTTGGCACGATGACGCTGTTCTTTGCCGGTGGTGCCTGGGGCGCATGGGCTGTAATGGCTATGATTGAATTAGCGGCCTGGGCCTATGACAAGGCATGTAGCAGGCTTTACACGCCATACCTGGACGCGCTATCAAGACGTAACCGGGGCTACTAACCAACATGGCTCGCTACGGCGGGCCTTTTTATTGAGGTGAGCATGAAGTTTTACAGGGGGCGTAAGGACGTCATACAGGAGAAGTTAGGCAAGCACTACAACCTCAATCGCCAGGGACATGGTGCCAGGGTGACTAAGCAGGAGATGTATGCCATGAGATACATGGTGGAGTTTTGCAGTTGGGGTCCAGACGATTTAGTTGCCAGGTTTGGAGTGCAGCGGAGGTATGCGGCGTTGAATGTGATTGGGTATCAGACTATGGCGGGAGTGGTGCCGGTTGAGTCAGTGTTGCCGGTTGACTTCAGCGGTTGAGAGAATACCGGACATACAACCCAAACGCAACATCCATCCAAATAAACATACAAAACCCCCTTTGAGGGGGGTTATTGTATGTATATGTCTGGCTTTGGTGTCAAGCTTTTTTAATTCGTTTTAAATCAATGACTTACGTCACTTTTCTGGCTAAATAGATTAAAGGCAAGATTAAACGATGTTTTCCTGATTTAAATCAGCAACTTACAAGCATCTGCGAGACACGAAATCGGACAGGATTCAAAGATTGAGCCGGAATATTGTTTAGCTAGCACTTACTAACATAGCGATTAACTTTAGGATTATTCCTATCAATTCCATGCGAAAAAGGCAATAGCACGAATAGCTAAAGCGCATTATCGGACTTTGGTTATAATCACCACTCCAACAAACAGCCAGCACGGGAGATACCGATGGCAGACCTACACGACCCACGCATTGCGATTACCGGCACCATTCAAACCGAAGGCGTTACGATGGATGGCCATACCCACGAATCATCGCCAAATCTTTCCGGCAGCGATGCTCAGCTTCGCAGACCAGTTGCACCTGATATGGCGTACACGGAAAAGCAACTGATCAACCTAATCGGCATGATGAAAGACGCGATGATAGGCAATCACAATGAGCTGCCAGCTATCGCAAAATCTAGCCAGTACTTTTACCCTGAATTTGCCAAAGCGCTTGAGGCGTTCAGCAAAGAGGCGAGCTTGCAGATCGAGGACTCGTTGCGAGATGCTGAGCGTCTTGATCTTATTGAGCGCCTTTACCGTGCTGAGCAGATGAAGACCGCAGCACTTGCGGAATACTCCAAATTTTAACCAACCAGGCGGGGCCGGTTCCCGCCACAAGGAATCACCATGAGCGATAAGATCATCACCATTAACGGGACCAGCACGAAGTTCACTATCACGCCATGCATTGCAAGCATGTGGAGCTTTATCGCTGTCGATGCAGATGGCGAGGTGTGGCTCTTTGACCGAGAGCCGAAGATAAGGAATGATCACGTATTCAGGGGGTTTACCCCTGATTTGCCTGGTGATTGCTGTGAGACAGGTCTGGTAATCCATAACATCGGCGGAGCTTGGGTTGATACGCTGACAGGCATTCACGATGCAAAGCAGGTCTTTATCGTCTCAAATCCTGACGCGATGGCAGATGCTATTGCAGCACTTATACGGGGCCGGACAGTCTCTGACGATCTCCTGGATGAAGTTACGGCACTGATCAAGGCGGGCAACTAATGACCAATGTTAACGCGGAGTTTTTGCGCACCTATATCCGGGCGCTGGCGGCGATTAAAGAGGCTGGGCTGACGACGGCAGCAGTCGATGCAGCAGACTTTGAGCGCATCCTGGCGATTGCTCAGCAATCCACATGGGAGGCGGAGATGGCGAAGTCTCGACACTGCCACCACGGGCACGGCGAAGGTTCTCACACTCAAGGCCAGCAGACTTGCATTCAGTGCGCCGGGATCATGACCACGACATGGGACTTCCAGCCGAATGGCCTATTCCCAGACCTGACGCCGGACATTCTGAAACAGCACTACGTGGGGCGGATGGTCTATGGCGAAGCGTACAAAGGATAAGCCGCGCCGGGTGAACCCCGGCCAGCACGATCACCATGTGGTTACCTGGTATTACCATCTCATCATGAGCAAGGCACGCCCCAACCCTGGGGCATTCATCAGCAAGATAACGGGGTAATTATGCGAGGCAGATATATTCATTACGTTGCGTCATTCAAAGTTGACGGGCGCGACGCCAGCCGGGTTAGCGGAGTTGTTGACGTTCCGCCAGGGCATAGCCCGGAAGAGGTTCACGACCACATCCAGATCAAGGCGTGCCAAAAGTTCGGACTTTGCGATGATGACTATCGCGAGGATATTGTTGTTGAGCGTATGACTGTTATCGAATAGGGGAAATTATGCGATCCAAGTTTATTCATTATGTGGCGTCACTTGAGTTCAAGCAGGGTGACGAGGAGTTCTCAGGGCGTACAAGCGGCATTCTTGAGGCTGAAGGCCCGGTTACTCCGCCGCAGGTGTTCAAGCATATTCAGGCTACAGCCTGCAAGTGCATGGGCGTCCTTGATAGTCACGCCGATCTTGTGGTTGTCGAAACCATCAACTATCTCTGAAGGGCGATTTATGAGCGACAAGCCAGTTTACTGCCGGATCAAGGATGTTTATGCGATAACGGCGATCAAGATGCTACAGCGCGGAGTGATTTACCTAAAAATGCCAGATGGCGAGATGCAGCAGGTTGGCTATCAGATAGGCATGGGCCACGCCATAAAGCATCACGTCAGAGCATTCCCGCATCACCGGTATTACATAAAAACTTCTCAGTAGCACTTTTTGCCTAACAGCGGGCTTCATTGCCCGCTAATCTGCAACCTCACTCAACCAGAAGGAAATTTAACCATGCCATTTGTAAACGAACTCAAAGCGGGCGATCACTTTATCAACAACAGCGGGACGATGTTTGAAATCATCGCCCAGGGACGGGAGTTTGCGTTCACTCGAAACGTTGCTACCGGGGAGGAATCACTTTACGCGGGCAATATGGCCCATGTATCTCTCGCGAGCAAATCCCAGATCCACCAGGCCGGACGCGTTTCCGTTATCATGTCGATCATTGAGGATGAAAAGACCGTGCGGCAGGCGGCAGAGAAAGCCATTGCTTACCTTGACGCTGAGGCATCGGCTTTGCCAAAGCTGTTGCAGGAGCTTGCCGATAAGTCCCGTGAGCGCAACACCGCTGCGATGCAAACGAATGATGACGCGTTGTTAGATGGCATCCTTGCTCTGGCTGGGGCGTCTTTTGCTGTCGCCGGATCTGACACGCCAAACTATAAGGTGAAGGCGGCAAGGCTTTGGCCGTGGAATCATCCGAAGCATGAGAACGAGACGGCTACGCAAAAATTCAACCGGGTGTTTTACAAGGATACGCCGATTAAAAGTTTTCGGGATCGCCTGGTATGGTCTGCCGTCCTGATCATGGCAGAGATCGAAAAGCATGACCGCAAGTGGAGCTTAGCCAATGACGCAAAAAAATAAAGTCAGGGTGCGCCGTGTCCCGGCCACCGATTTAAGAGCGGGTGATATGTTCTTTGACGCAGAGGAGCAGCTTGCAAAGGTTGTTTTCCGCAGCAGTAACAACCTGGATTTGGTCACTTACAGTTGCGTAGACTCTCAAGCCCTGCCGTGCATAGTGGCATTTGAGCGGTCTGACACGGTAATTAAGGTCACCGATCCGCGAGCATACGCAGCGCGAGAAGCATAACCGAAAGGGCCGATATGGCCCTTTTTCATTGATAGCACTTTTTGCTAAAACTCCAACATCCATTCCCGCTATTATTCCAATCACGGCAACGGGCCGGACTAACCAGAGAGAGTAAAATCATGATCCAGACTAGAAAAGTTTTCGTATTCGCGGATGTTAATCAGCTTTCAGTTGGCATTCCGATTGAACGCGCATTGTTAATCGGTAACTTTGACTATCGTCTTTATGAGGAGGTGAAAGGTCAGTATGTATTCATCTGCGAGCGTGAAATTTCTTTCGGTCTGCCTGACGACGTTACAGACCAGGCGGCAGAGGCGATGGAAGAAATGCTGTCAGCCATTCGCGCTAAGCACTACGCAGAGCAGCAGAAGGTTATAGACAGCATCGCCAAATTGCGCCAGTTGTCAGCGCCTAAAGAAGGTGAGCTTGTCGATGATCGGGATCTGCGAGAAGGACAGCGCATTCATCGGGAGGTGTTTGATAACCATGTACCAGATGAAGAAGCGGAAGACGCGCAATACTCTAAGGTTGACGATTTCCCATTCTAATCACAGCCAGGCCGGGAAACCGGCCATAACTCGGAGAAACAGCCATGAAAGCTATCGACCTTAAGACAACCCTTACCAAAATCAAGAACGCCTCCAGCCACCTTGAGGTAATCCGCATCATGACCAGCCTGGGCGTTGTAGTTGCCTATTTCGGTGACCGCGTGGAGATGGTTAAGCAGGCCAATCCCCATGAGCCAGGCCCAACACGCACCGCATCGCATCGCGGGCCAGACGTTTACGGCGAGTACTCCCTGGAAGTCCTGAAGGGCGTTGCAGAGCAGATCCTGATCAGCGCATGGGCTTCGATATGAGCCAGGTACGCAGCATCGGCAGGGCCGGTAAGCACCGCCAGCACCTGGTGTACAGCGTCACGTATGACGGCAAGGTTTACACCGTTACCCCAGGATTGCGCGAGGCTACTCGGATCATAGAGATTCGCGGCTACAAGGGTAAAATGTCTCGCCAGGTTCAGCGCGTTACCGGCCTGTTGTTGGATCAGGTGATATCGTTAGCCATTCGGCATGAGCGAGGTGAAATGTGAACGTGTTCGACTCCAACATTCTGAGAGCGGCTGCAAAGGCCGTCGTAGCGGAGTGTAAGACAGAATTGAAGGGCGTGAAGCCGATGAAAGACCGCGACGCGATTAAGCGCCGGATCATTGATAAGCACTACCGCAAGATCGAGGCTGGCTACACCAAAATCCAGTTGATTTACATGATCGGGGTTGTTCGTGGCATCCTGAGAGACCCAAGCTAAGAGGCATGAAAATTGAAACAGCAAAACAAATATCTAATCGCATATACGGTATCGCTCGCCGTATCCCTTTCCGGCGCTCTTTTGTCAGATCATCACATCGTATGGCTATCCGTTTGGCTCGTAGGCTGCGGCTTTGTGTGGGCATCAGTAAGAGGTTACGTTGATAGCCGGTATGGCGACAACCCGTCTTACATGATCGACCGTTACGGCGCAATGATGGGGCTTAAGCGTCGCTTCTATGGCCTTGAGTATGACAGCGCCTACCAGCGCCGGATCACTCGACAGGTAATGAGAGACCGCCGCAAATGAGAGCTGAATACGTCGGGCAGGTGGTCATCTACGATATGCCCTTTGACCGCTATTCAGTACACGATGGACAGTACCGGCACGCGGTAGCTGTGAGCGTTGCGGGCGGCATGAATATCGAACGCGACGACGGAGATACCGACTCTGAAACACTGGTATCCATAATTGCGGCCGTCCTGGAGGCTGAAGAAAAGCGAGGATTCAAATAGCACTTTTTGTTAAAACTAGCGGGAGCATTCCCGCTATTATTCTTTTCAAGGCGGCAATGGTGCCAGCCACAACGGAGAGAAAACAATGAGCGCATCAATCACAGCAACCGACGTTAAAACCATCCTGAACCGCGCAGGCGACCGTTCCGGCTTCAAGTTCCTGCGCGGCAACCCGTTTTACGCTAACAACGGCCGTTACACCGCCATGAAAGACAAGTGGGAAGACCTGAAGCAGATGAATGCTGACCGCCTGACTCCTCGCGTTATCAAAAGCGTAGACAATTTCCTGGCGACCTGTCACGACAAGGTTATGAGCTACTAATCCAACCGGCCCCGCCTGGGGCCAACCAGCCATAAGGCTAACCATGTTCACATTCAACGTTAAGGTAAAGAAAATGACTCATTACAAAGTAATATCAGCCGCAGTTTTTAAGCATTTCGACGGGTTCCTTGTTAGAGGCGTTAACCGCCATTCAGATTTCCTTTTGCAGCAAGCCGTGGAGTTGCACCTGGAGCGCAATGGAGTAATTGTTACAATCGCCGGTCCAGCGATAGAGGTTGACCAGCTTATCAGCCTCCAGCCTGCGAAGTATTGGGACGGCGGTCACGATCCGGTTATTGGTCAGGAGTTCCGTTCAAAGAACACTGACCGCGCTTACACTGTTGAATTTCCCGTTTACCGTGGCGGAATCCTGATCGGTTGCTACGGTTGCAGCGACGATGTAAATACCGCTATATTCGTGAGCATTGCCGATATGATGCCAGGCCGCGAGCCACTGACAGAAGGCCAGAAGAATGCCATTGCTGACGTTAATCACATGCGCAGTAGCAGGTGGATCACGCAGGAGCAATCCGACGAGATGATTGCCATTATCAAAAAGAGCACGAAAAGCTAAACATCGCTGAAGTCATTCCGCTAATATTCATTTCAACGGGGCAGCAATAACGCAGCCCCACACAACAAAAGGGTTTCACAATGAAATTATCTACACGCGGTAAAACTATCATCACTGTAGTTGCATCTTCTGCGCTTTTCTGGGCTGGCGTTTTCGTGGTGGCTCACAATGTCTAATCGCTGGACTCAGAACGACATCGCATTTCTGAATGCGAAGGCAGGCAAGGAAAGTCCGGCCATGATCGCAACAGTGCTGGGTAAGACGGAGCGAGCCGTAACCAGCTACGCACGAAAGCACGGCATCAGCCTGGCGGTTATTCGCAAGCGCTGGAGCGATGAAGATGACGCAGTTATCAAAGCGGCCATAGCTGACAAGGTTTCTGTATACCAGATCGCTAAGGTTGTGGGGCGCACCGAGAAGGCCGTTTATCATCGGATCGACGTTCTTCGGAGGGCTGGCGATGCAGATAGCTGACCGGGTGCATGAGCCGAACTGGCGATACTCCGAGGAGTGGAGAGCGGGCTGGCGAGAATGGACCAGAGCGGAACTTGATAAGCTTGAGGCTCTGGCTGGGGATCATACGGTAGAAGAGATCGCGGAGGAGATGGGGCGCACAGTCGCCTCAATCAGAGCGAAGGGCAAAAGAATCGGCCTTAGCCTAAATTTCTCGCCACGGCTGCTAAAAAAGCGCGAATTATCGAAAGTCATCATAGAGGAGTATAAGCGGAAGACAATCAAGGAGATAGCGCTGGACCACGGCCTAACCTACCATCAAGTGTACAGAATCGTTATCAAGAAGCCTGGCAAATAGCCGGGCTTTTTTGCTATTGTCGCCGGACTAATACCAGTAAGGGCGATAAATTGAAACAGGACGACCATAACTTTATCAGTGGGGTGCTCGCCTGGATCGGCTACATCGCTATAGCAACTCTGGGCGCGCTCGCAAACTACGCGGATAAGGTTGATAAGGGCGAAAAGTTCAGCGTAACGACGTTATTATTGCGCTGGGTTATCGCTGCTTTCGCATCATCAATCATGGCTCTTTATGGAGAGTCGCAGGATTGGGATAAAAAGTTTATCTTTATAGCGTGCGGGATCGCCGGGTATATGGGCGTAACAGCGATCAAGTTCGGCGAGAACATTTTAAAGCAACGTTTCGGCGGCTCACCGCCAGAGGAAAAAAAAGAATGAATATTGCAACTGGAATCAAGGGAATCAGCCGCAACCTTTCGGCGTTCCTGTATCTCATCGGATACTCCGAGTTAGGCAAGATGGTTGACCTTCCCAGCCAGGGATATGACGTCATCGTTGGCAGTACTCCGAGCAAGCTGATCCTGATGAAAGACTACGCTGATCATCCAAACGTGTTGGTTAAGTCTGTCAATTCAACCGCCGCAGGCCGCTACCAGATCCTGTATCGTTACGCGTCAGCGTATCGGAATAGTCTCAAGTTGCCCGATTTCGGCCCCGCAAGCCAGGATAAAATAGCTATTCAGTTGATCCGGGAGTGCAAAGCGTTAGATGATGTGGAGCAAGGCAACATTGAAAGCGCCATTGTGAAATGTCATTCCCGATGGGCCAGCTTTCCCGGCGCAGGATACGGACAACGTGAAAACAAACTTTCAGACCTGGTACGAAAATTTAAAGAGGCCGTCGAGCATGGGGATTTATAACTTTTTGAAGGGAAATTCCCGCCTGCTTATCTGGGTGTTCCTGGGCCTAATGGCTTTCATGGCATACAACCAGAATCAGGCGCGCAAGATCGACGCGCAGCGCATACAGTCCCTTGAAACTACCGTGACGCAGCTTAGCGTGACGGTTAACCAGATGGCTAACACCATCCAGCAAACAGCGGAGCTTATGCAGCGCGTAAACCAGTTGGCGAGCGATTGGGAAACTCGCCAGCAAACTATCCATGACAAAAACGAAAAGAATAAGCAGGCAAACGCCAATGACCTTAAAGCAAATGATATGGGTTCTATCAGGATTCCTGATTCTGTCATTAGCCGGTTGCGGGAGTCGGCAGAAGCAGCCCGCACCGCTGCTGATAGTGCCGCCGTACACGCAGACGCCGCCGTCCCTGATCGTTGATTGTGCGGTGCCGGTGGTGCCGTCCGGCGCTGACCTGGCAAAGCTGGTGGAGATCCTGAGCGATTCCTTTGCCAGCCTTGAGGGGTGCAACTACCGGATGGGGCAGATTCGAAGGATTGAGGCAGAGCGAGTACGCTACTACCAGAATTTAAGCGAATCACCATCAAAATAGACCCACTAAAAGCCGCCTCTTAGCGGCTTTATTTTTGCCTATACAATCGCGCCACCTGACCAGATTAAACGCCGCAGGCAGCGCTGAGCGCGTTAAGCCTGCAAGTGTTGGCATATTGCCTCAAGTTCAGACCCGGCGAATCCGTGGCAGTTGCCGAAGGTGGCAATCAACTGGTCTGCCGGTGAGAGTTCCCGGAAGGCGTCGCGCTGTTCCTGGGTTGCCAGCCATACACCATCCGCAAAGAATTTCTTCGTTGTTTCCTCGATCTGGCGTTGCTGTTTTTGCTGGGGCGTAAGGTGCTGTTCAATATTTAGCTCAAACTCAAAAATCTCATCGAATGGATCTGGTGCTTTCGGCTGCTTTTTTTGCATAGATTGCGGGCGAGATTGAAAGGCGTTTTCCTGATAGTAATCATACATTTGCGTTAATCTCCGAGACACGTTTTAAAACATTAATTTGAATGTTTCGTTCAGAGCGCTTATT